GTGTCCACGCTTGAGAAGGCGTGGAGAGATATCCAGCAGCACAACCCTTCAGTGCCTGAAGTCATCTTCATCACCGGAACCGGTGTCGAGAAGGACGGTGTGAAGTGGGGCCACTTCCATGCAGAGCAGTGGGTCACCGAGTCCGGTCGGGTGCACGAACTCTTCGTCTCGGGCGAGGCCCTTAATCGTGAGCCCGTCGAGACCATGACCACCCTCCTCCATGAAGCCGCGCACGGCGTCGGCTACGAGCAGGGCGTCAAGAACACCTCTCGGAGGGGGAAGTATCACAACAGGAAGTTCGTCCAACTCGCCGGGAACCTCGGCCTCATGTGGCCGGACGGGCAGAAGCCGGACACGACGAGGGGGTTCTCCGAGGTCGTCATGAGGCCCGAGACGGTCACGCTGTACGCGGCGACGATCGAAGCCCTCAAAGCCGGGCGGGCGGCGTGGCGGGAGCTGGGACTCGCGCCGGCCGATGAGGTGAAACCCAAGTCCACGAACACCAAGCCGAAGGCTGAGTGTGCCTGCCCCGGCCGGTACATCTGGACCGCGCGACGGACGCTGGAGGAAGCTCCCGTCATCTGCGGCACCTGCGAGGAGGAGTTCCAGATAGCCGCGTAACGAGAAAGAGCCCCCGACTGACGGGATGACTGGATCATCGTGTCAGCCGGGGGCGTCTCTCAGCTGGTCAACCGGTACGTGCCGGTATCGAGGTTCACGTCAGCGATGCGGGGTAGCTCGTGCGTGTCCGTCACCTGTGGAGCTGTCTGCTTGCGCAGGGCCTTGTTCTCCGTCAGGAGCAGCGCGAGCTGTCTCTCGTGGCCTTCCAGCTCGGGGGTCTCCGCGAGGGCTTCCTCTGTCTTCTGGTCCTCCACCTTCTGGACCTGGTAGCCGCCGAACAGGGTCGTGGCGACGACGCCAAGAATCGCTTCCTGGGGCAGCCCGGGTATGTACACCGTGAACAGAGCCAGCAGGGCGCTCACGAGGCCGAGCGCCTTGGCAGGGTTTTCCTTGATCTTGTCGAGCATGATGCTCCTTTCTCGTTAGCCGCCGAGGTAGCGCATCGGATCGACCTGAACGCCGTTCACGATGAACTCAAGGTGGAGGTGGGCGCCGGTGACGTTGCCGGTGCTGCCGACGTCGCCGATACGGGCGCCGGCGTCGACCGCCTGGCCCACGGAGACGCTGATGGCGGACATGTGCGCGTAGCGCGTCTTCACGCCGTTCTCATGCTGGACCACGACCGACTGCCCGTAGGCGCCAGCCCAGCCGGCCTCGATGACCTGGCCAGTGCCGGCCGCCACGATGGGCGTGCCCTGGGGGGCGGGGAGGTCCAGACCCGTGTGGTGGCCGCTGGCCCACATCGAGCCCTGCTGACCGAACGGAGTGCCTGGGGCGGCCTGGACCGGCTTCACCCAGTCGCCCACGGCAGACGTGGTCTCCTCCGGCTGGACCTCCGGGACGTCCTTGCTCGGGTCGTACGGCTTCCCGTGCTTGCTCGGAGCATCCGCGGGCTTCCCTCCGGAGAACTCCACGACGAGCTTGGCCGCCGCCAGCTCGAACGAGGCCGGAGCCATCGGCGAACCGGAGCGCTGGACCTTGTGCGACGCCTCCCACAGCGGCATGGACTTCCACCCCGGAGCGAGTTCCTTCATGGTCGTGAAGAACTTCCGCGCCGCGTAGGCCGGGTCCGTGACCTGTGCGTGGGAACCCCAGCCCATCGAGGGGCGCTGCTGGAACAGGCCAGCGGAGTCACGGTCTCCGCCCTGAAGGTTCTGGAGCCTGCTCTCCTGGTACGCGGTCGCGATGCCGATCACAGCGGCACGCGGACCGTCCTGAGTGCCGAAGATGGCGAGTGCCTGGTCGTAGATGACGCGGGCGTTGTCCGTCTCGGCAGCGGTCAGCGGCCGGTCCCAGCCCTTCTGTACCACCGGGGGCTTGGCGGGCATGACGTCCCCGAGCGTGACGGTGGAACCTTCCGGACTGACCGGCTTCACAGGCTTTAGCGGCTTCGGCTGCTTGTTGGTCTCGCAGGTGCAGGCTGTGCCGTTGTTCACCGTGTCGGGGACGAGGATGCTCTTCCCGTCAAGGTTCACGTGCTGGCCCGGGAAGATCAGGTCCGGATCAGGGAACCGGCCCTTGTTCATGTCGAGCAGCTTCTGAAGGCTGATGCCGTGCGTCACGGCGATACCCCACAGGGTGTCGCCCTTCCGTACCGTGTACTTCTTCACTCCCTGGTTCGGCTTCTCCGTATCCGGCTTCGAGGGAGTGACAGGCGTGTTCTCGCTGCTGGTAGTCGGGTCGGGCTTGCGATCGGGTGTGGGCTTGGCATCCGGCTTCTTCGACGGCTCCTTGGTGGGCTGCGGCTTCTGAGTCTCCTTCTTATCGGGGATGTTCAGCTTCTGGCCCTCGTTGATGCGGTTCGGGTCCTTCACCTGCGGGTTCGCTGTGAGGAGTTCCGCCAGGGTGACGCCGAGGATGGCGCAGATGCCGATCATGGTCATGCCGCGCTTGACCGTGAACTTACCGATGGGCGGCTTCCCGCTGCCCCCGTTGTCGGGAAGGATCGCGGTCTGGTCGGTCGAGCCTGCCTTGTACTTCGGCCGAGCGAACCCGTGGATGCGCGGGTTGCTGATGTCGGTCCACTTCTCGTAGACCCCGTCGCCGTTGTAGTACGTACCTCCGTACGAACCTCCGGTGTTGCCACCGATGACCCGTATTCGATCGCCGGAGACCTCGGTGACCATGTCCACGTGAGTCCCGCCAGAGGGCCCGTACATGACCAGGTCGCCGGGCTTGGGGCCCGAACGGTGAAACTGGCCGCGCTCCTTGAACCAGTCGGTACACGCCAGGCAGGACGCGGTAAGCGGGACCACATCGGTGTTGCCGGTCTTCACAGCCAGCCATGAGATCCAGGTCTGACACCAGGGCTGGTTTTGAGCCCAACCGAGACCGGGGACCTCGGGCGGGTACTTCGTCCAGTTGTCCTGTCCTTCGCGGTAGCCGAGCTGAGTGCGGCCCTTGTCGATCATTGACTTGGCGGTGTTCGCCACGTCGCCTCCTTTCGTAAGCCCTTGCGGGCATGCGAAAGGCCGCCCACTGGGGCGGCCTGAGTTAGTTAGTTATTTGGATGCTTGGGGCGGACACCTCCCGGGCTGTCGCGGGTGCCGTGTTGTGCGGCGCTGAGCAACTACTCCGAGCCGGGTTTGGTCGCCGTCGTCTGAGGCGTGATCCCGTGAGTGCGGAGCTGATGCTCGAAGTCCGCGGCGACGCGGCGCCAGTAGTCCGCAACCTCCTGCATCTGCTCCAGCGCCTTGTTGGCCTCGGTGCGCCAGCGCTCCAGGTCCTGAATGTGCTGGGCGCGAGCCTTGTTGAACCCATCCCGCCTTGCCTGGGATGCCCTGAAGAAGAGGCCGAGTGAGGTGATTCCGCCTACACCGAGGAGGGCCGTGATTATTTCTGCGACTTGCATCGCAATGTCCTCCTTCCGGATTACTGGCCGTGGAAATTCGCCTTCAGGTACCCGCCGCCGGTGAAGATCGGATCAGCTCCGTTAATCGCGACCTTGGCGTAGATGTAGATCCGTTCACCCGCCTGGTAATACTGCTTCGGCGTCGTATAGACCTTGGTCTTCATCCTGGAGCCGGTATTGGGGGTGTAATCCTCGACGAAGAAGTCACGCCAATCGCCTGGCTTAATCCGGTGGGAAACAGTGGTGCGGATACCTGCGTCGTACGTACCGTCGCATTCCAGCTGAACGGAAAAGGTGTAATAACCCTTCACTCTGACCTCAAGGGCATGGCCGTGCCCATCCTGTTCTGACATCAAGGCCATGCGGTTGATGGTCCCGCTCCAGGGGACGAGGTACTGGGCTCTACTTGTGAACGAACCCGCCTTGGAACGCAGGTCCGCGTTGATTATTTTGGGATGCCGTCCACCACCTTCTTCAAGGCGTTGATGGCGTTCAGAAGCTCGGCGTCCTTCTGTGCAAGTTCGGCATCCTTCGCGTCGAGGGTGCGATGCTTCCCCCTCGCTTCCGCCATGAAATCTTCCAGACCCGGGGGGATGCTAGGAGTGTTCTCCAGTTTTGTGATCCTGGCGGCCTGGTCGCTCATCTTGATTTCCGTGGCCGTGATGCGCCCCTCGTGGACGGCGTGGTTCTGCTCTCCCTGCATGACCTTGCTGATCACGCTGGAGAAGGAGTTGTCCCCGCCGGCATCGAGGACGTGGAAGGCGCCCTCCTTGGAGTAGAGAATCGCCGCACCGCTCGTAGCGGCGGTCGGCACCTTGTCCGAGTCGTGCAGGGCGACGATGCCGCTGTCGATGACGACGTTGCCCTGCTGGTCGACGGACACCGCCTTGTGACCATCCTTGCCGTGAACGGACAGCATCTCGGCGCGCTCGTCCGTCTGCTGGAGAACCGGCTTTCCGCGAACCTCAAGATCTCCGTCGATACGCGCACCGCTGTTTGCCTCCAGCTTGCCCGGGACGCCCTGCGGCCCAGGTGCGCCCTGGGGCCCGACAGGGCCCGTTGCGCCGGTATCGCCCTTGGGCCCCCTCGGACCGACGTCACCGGGGATGCCCGGCTCGCCGTCGAGGCCGGGCTCACCGGCCGGCCCCGCCGGCCCCGTGTAGAACACCGTCGAGGTGTCGATATTGCTGTAGTCCTGGAGATCCTTGATGTTCCACTCTTCCTGGCCAGTCGGAAGGTGCACGAAGAACCGGCGGACCGGAAGGCCGGCCAGTTCCTCGATGACCTCGTAGTGGAGACCGCCAAGTACCTCGGTGTGGAATGTTCCGGTGACGTCGAGTTCAGTCACTCGCGAGGAGCCGCCGATCACGCTCTGGTCGAGCCGATAGAACTGCTTCTCCGGGACTACGAATCGGACGCGGCCTCTGTGCGGCTCGCCCATGGGATTGAGATAGGTTCCCCTGACCTTAACTATTTCCAAGTGAACTCCTTAGCTGGGGCCCGGCTCGCGGTTCAGGCTGTAGACGCGAGCACCCCAGTCGTCCTGGCGATGAACGCCCGCGCCAGGGTTGTGCTTCAAGTCGAGCAACTTGCCGTTGTCTGCGGTCTTGTAGGTACTGAAGGAAACATCCGGTGGACGGATCTGCGCCTTGTCACGTGTCCGTGAGCCGCTGCCCTTGCCGTTCTCACCGAGCACGTCACTGTTCATGCTGCGAGCCCACACAACGAACCATCGCTTCGAGTCGATCTGCTGGGTTGCGTGCAGGCCGTCATCGAGATTCATGTGCTTCCACTCCATCTCGAAGCGGTGCAGCTTCTCCGCGGACCCCGCCTTGAAGAGGAAGTTCGGGCCCCACCCTGCGATGTCGGACCGCCATTCCGGGGGAGAAGCGCCATGCTCGCGTGTGACGCCGATGCCCATCTGAAACTCCGAAGACCCGGCGAACTCGAACTCCAGACGAAGGAGATCGGTGCGGGAGCCGTGGGCCTGGATGATGTACCAAGGCCGCCAGCCGTCCGAGTTCACCAGAGCCCGCCACTGGTGCGTGGTGACGCTGTAGGACAGGCTCCGGCCCGTCCAGCCTCCGAGGTCTGCCCCGACGCTCAGGCTCGGCCGTGAGACGGATGTGACGAAGGCCCTGCTGGTCGTCGTCGAGGTGAGCGCGCCGGCCGTGGTCACGCTGGGGGTACCTACAGAACCGTGCGCGGACACGCTGGTCGGGTAGTTCACCGAGATACCGCCCGAGAACTGCTGGTGCCGGAGAGGCTGCCAAGCGTTGAGGTACTGCGTGGCTGCCACCTGTGACACGGGGTACCGGTCGATCACGGCATCAGGAGGCGGGAACTCCAGGCTCTTCAGTCGCCTGTCGATGCTCGCCAGCGAGTTGTCGAGCCCGCCGGCGAAAGCGCGTTGGTTGGCCACTACTCCCACTTCCCCTTCTTGAACAAGCTCTCCTGGACGAGCGTCAGCTCACACCGGTCGGTGCCGTCGCCTTCAACGCGGACGCGGTTTTCCGTGACCACGAAGGGCTCCTTGATGTCGATGAATCCCGTGTTGGCCTCCAGGTTGATCTTGACTCCCAGGTTGGGGTTCAAGGTCTGCGGGTCCTGGTAGGCGCTCGGGTAGGTGATGACCCGCGGCACGCGTATCCCCTTGTTGCCAAAGGCCAGTTGCGTCTCCGCGCGCGAGTCGAGTGTCTTGGCGTCGCCGATGCGGTCGAAGCGGCCCACGACGTCACGGACGGGGACCTCGCGTCGAAGCAGGGTGTTGTCCTTGCGGCGTCGGATCGGGAGGTTGCCCGACCTGCCGATGGCGTAGGAAGTCGTCGCGATCTGCGTGCCGTCGAAGTAGATCTCCGGGACTTCGCAGTTCACACGGTCCCTCAAGGCCGGCAGGGGCTTCCCGTCACGGCCTGTGGCCCATTGAGGGGTCCGGTCCCTGGTGTTCTTGAGCCAACACCGCAGGTACTCGTCTGGTTGGCCCTCGTTGGCCCGCGCCGAGTCCATCAGGAGGAAGAACCCGTTCAGGTCGTCGGCCATGTCGTAGAAGTCGTGAGCGATCTCCCGCCACTCTCCTGGCTGGGCGTTCCACTCGTACTTGCGACCTGTGTTGACGAGCTGGTTGTACTCGGTGTTGATGCCCCAGTTGACGTTCTCACCCCACATCTGTCCCCGGATGAGGTCGATCTGTTCTTCTCTCCGGAGGACCCCGCTATGGTTCCGTGTCTCGTAGAAGGACATGAAGTCGCGGGCATGCATCTGGAGTGTGCGGTCACTCATATCCATCCGCATGTTCCAGATAATTCCGGACCACACGAGATACCCATCCTGCCGGTCATCCCACTCTTCAGACTTGCGAACGATCCCCAGGCAGTAGTGATACGGCTCGATGCCGGACAGCTTCTTGAGCTCTGGCTGCCACTCCTCGGGACCATCCAGCGGGATAGTGACAGTGGCCTGCCCAATGTCGTCCAGCTTGAAGCTGTACTGGATATCAACAGCCGGGATGCCCTTCGCTACGATGTACGGCCGGAATCCCTTGTACTTGAGGCTGTGCGTGGTGTGGAGCGGGTGGCCGGGATCGTCGTACCGGTAGTCACCCATCGGTCTCCACTTGTAGATCCGAACCTCATAGGGGTTCTGGGGCACGGTCTCCTCCCTTCCACAGCGAAGAGGGGCGGCTCGGGCCACCCCTCTTGCCTGCGGCGCTTGGTTAGTTATTGAGATTCTTCGAGCGGGTGGGTCAGGAGACCTGCACCAGTGAGATGCCGGAACTCACGTCGTCGGTGACCGTGGCATCGCCACCCACCGACCGGACGTAGGCGTACACGCCATCGCCGGCACCCAGGTAGACCAGGCCCGAGCAGCTGACGCGCCACTCGATGTTCTGCTCATGAGTCGAGTAGGACTGGCCCGTGATGATGTGGTTGTCGGCCTTGCGCTTGAGCTCGACGAAGAACGTGCCGGACCGGGAGTACTTGGTGAACCCGTTGACCGTGCACATCACCTGGTACATGCCGCTGACCCTGGCCTTCGCGACTCCTGCGTTCCGGTCGAAGTCGCTCTCCTCGGCGTACCACTTCTGCTTGAACGGAACGACCTTCCAGGCCGCACCCACCGTGACCGACTTGAAGACGCCCCGGGAGAAGAACGATGCCTTCTGCTCGACGCTGCCGACACGGGTATTGAGCTTGGACACCTCGGCCTTGTTGCGGTTCACCTCACCGGTCAGGGCCTCCGTGGCCTTCTTGAGCATGTCCGCGGTCGATGCTGCTTCGGTGGCCCTGGCGATGGCCTGCTTACCCTGGTCAGCGGCGGCGGAGACCTCGTTGATCACATCTCGCTCACCGACGTACAGGCGGCCGTCACCCTGGATGCGTATGTTTCCGGTGTAGCCCTCAAGGCTCTTCAGGTCGCCCTTCTCGCCCTTCTCGCCCTGGTCGCCCTTGAGGCCCTGCGGGCCAACGGGCCCGATCGGGCCGATATCGCCCCGGGGCCCCTGGGGGCCCATGAGACCCGCCAGCTCGATCCACGCCACGACTGGTTCGGAGCCCGCGGGCCGAGACTCATCATTGATGTACTGCTTCTGCCAGACCGCTCCAGTCCCGGTGTGCAGGTACATGTCGCCGGCCGAGCCCTCGGAATCCGTGGGATTGCTGGAGTTGGCGTACCACTTGTCTCCGGAGAGGACGCCCATGGTGACCCACTTGCCGGCCTTCCGCTCGAAGAGCTCGTAGTTGAAGGAGTTGTTGGTGTTCGGGTTGGGCGTGTGGGTGCACTGGATGTAGAAGTTGCCGTCGTAGGCATCGACCGGCGGGGTCTCCGTACCCTGACGGATCGAGGACCCGTCGCGCACCCACTTGTAGTCGCCCTGGAGCATCCAGCGGCTACCCGTCAGCAGGTCCATGTACTGGGTCCCCGGACGGAAGAACGACCGCTTCGCGGCGTCCGTCGTAGGTGCCAGCGGAGGGGCGCCTTCGCGGGCGGGCCCCGTCTTGGTGACGAGGTACTGATCCGTCTGCGGGTGGAGTCGGTAGTCCTGGATCTCCCAGGTGCTCGGGGTAGGCCGGGTGAACCGGGCCAGGACGAGTGAGCCGTCCTTGGCGTCAGTCAGGGAGGCGACGACCTGGGGGACGATGTCCACCGGCTTGTCGAGCCCGCTGAGCTCCGGGCTCTGGACCTGGAGGACGATGAAGCCCGAGTTTGCTGTCGTGGTGAGAGTGAACTGCTTGGGCTCCGTCCGTTCGATCCAGAGCAGGCCCTGACGGTTGTCCTTGTTGTTGTCCTTCACCCAGGCCCGTCCCGGAGATATGAGGACGGTGTTCGTGGCATCCACATGGGGATCGACGTAGAAAGATTCCTGAGTCTCGATCCCCTTCGTGAAGTCCATCATGGAGCCGAACATCCTGCGGAAGTCCTTTGCCGCGTACTTGGCTCCATTCGTGAAGTTAACGTTGGTCACATCTGCCATTTGTCATCCTTAGATAAACTTGTCGAGCGTCCAAGAGACCTGCCCGCGGAGATAGGGGACACTTGCATAGGCGAAGGCGCGCGGCCGGATTTCTTCTCCGGGATTGCCTGACATCAGGTAACACATCACGGTCGTCCCCGCGTCGAGTCGGAACCACTGGGAGAACGCCAAAGCGGAAGTCACCTCAGTGCGTCGTCCGAACTGCGTGATGAACGCCTTCTTGCTCTTGGTGTCGAACTCGAACATGTCTGAGGGGCCCAGTTCCAGGGGTAGGCGCCCGTACTTCGTGATCCCGATCTTCCCGACCAGGTCACCCGTGGGGGCCTCAAGTGCCAGAGCGTCCACGCTGTATCCGGTTGGTGGTTTGCGTACCTCCACCCAGACGCCGCCCTGTGCCGGGCCGTAGACCTTGAAGGCCATGTCGGATGGGGCCATTGAGCCGTTGGCGACCACGGCCGGCATCTGGTCGCGGATCTGGGCCGTGTTGGGTATCTCTGCCGCAGTCCCGTTGGTGAAGTCGAACATCGGGGCGTCGGGGCTGGTCACGTCGATCCCGCCCTTGTCCCAGGTGCCGGCCGTCATGTCCCGGTGGTACGTGCCGGTCGCCCTGATCCACGGGTCGGTGCAGTCGAACTGCACGTCGATGATGGGCGACAGGGTGGACGCATATTTGCTGTCGATGGTCACCGAACGCTTCCGTACGCGGCCCCGGACCTTTGCCATGGCGCCCTGAGCCACACCGGGGATGCAGAAGTGGAGCTCTTCCTCCCTTTCCCCGTACGTGAAGGCGCCGTTGACCTCACCCATCAGGTCGGCCAGTTTGGTCGGGTCCTTGGCGACGACGCGGAAGCTGAGGTGGATCGTGCGACCGCGCATCCAGTCGCGCCCCGGCCAACGCCCGTGGGTGGCCACCATCTCGATGTCGTAGTCCTTGATTTCAGGCATGTCACCGATACCGGAGATCTCCAGAGGGATGAGCGGGGAGTCGTCCCCGAGGAGGACCCCGCGGTACCACAGGGTCCAGTCCTTCCCCGGGAACTTGTCCGTCCGTGCGCTGTCTCTCAACGTGTGACCCTTCCACGCCAAAGGGGCCGCCCATGAGGACGACCCCTTACTTAGTTAGTTAGATGTTTGGGGCAGGCCCCTTCCGTCGCTCTTGAGCGGCGCTGATCAGCACCTCATCGCGTGATCCGCTTCAGCTGCCAGGCCACCTCGCGAGAGATCGCGAGCGGGTCGGCGTTGGTGCTGGCGTTCACCGTCACCTGGTTCTGCGTGACGGGCTCGGCGTCAGAGGAGCGCTTCTCCGTAGGAGAGTTGAGGGCTGAGGATAGGGCGCCTCCGCTTTCGTACGAGGAGTACGTCGATTCGGGCAGTTCCTCGCGGAACTGGTCCGCATCGAAGGGTGCCGCGTACGCGAGCATGAACGGGCTCATGGCCATGGGCGCCATCGAGTAGGCAGCGGAACGCGACTCCGAAGCGACCTTGTTGATCTCGGTGACCGTCTTCGTCGTGTTGACCTGCACGTTGATCGTGTAGGTCTGCGAAGTCACCGCGTTCAATGCCGACTTCATGGAGTTGGCGGCCGTGCGGACCGCGTTCGCCGCCCGGTTGGCCTCGGTCTGCACCGTGTTCGCGTAGCCGGGCCACTTGTCGCCGGCATCCTTCGGGACCGCACCTAGTGCCTTCGTGGCTTCCCTGCTGTGCGAGTCGATTCGAGACTTCGCCGTGCTCAGTGTCGTCTCGATCTTCTTGGCCAGATCGTTCCATGCCTGCGAGCTGGTCACGTTCATGTTCGTCGTGCCGGTCTTGGCGTCGTTGACGATCTTGTCCCACGTCGCACGAGACGATGCACTCATGCCGTCGTAGGCCGACTTCGATGCCTCCTTGGCGCCGTCCATGTTGGACTTGATGCCGTCCTTGCCCTTCTGGGCGCCCTGCGTCGCCTGCTGAGCCATCCGTTCGGCCTGGAGTGCCACCGCGTCGGCCGTGGCCGAAGAGCCAGTCTGGAGCGAATCGAAGATGGTCTTCGACTTGTCGTTCATGGTGTTCATGTGCGTCGTCCAGGACACCTCGGCCTGGGATGCGGCGGTATCGACACGGATCTGAGCGTTCTCGGCGGCGGTGCCGATCCCGTTGTTGATCTGGTCGGTGTACTCCTGGATGTTGGACCAGTTGGTGAGGATTCCGTCCTTCATCTGGCCGTGCGCCTGGGCGACCTGCTGTGTGGCTGTGAGGGCCTGCTGCTGGATCGCGAGGAGCGTCGAGTTCGTGCTCTCCTGGAGGTCATCGAACATCGTCCGCGTGTCCTGTGCGGTCTCCTTGTTGTCCGAGGTGAACTTGCCCTTCAGCCAATCCCAGGCGCCGCCCAGGGACTTGAACGCACCGGGCAGGTCGCCGGTCATGAGCTGCGAGGCCGCGGTCATGCCGGCGGCCAGCGGAGTCAGCAGGTCAACGAAGCGGGCGAGACTGTCAATCAGGGCCGGACCTATGGCCTTTGCCAGGTTGGCGAAGTTCTCACCCAGGCTCACCAGGGCCGCGATCATCTCCGGCTTCGTCAGCTCCGTCATGAGGTCGCCCATGACGACGACCATGCGCTTGATGCTCTCCACCACGGAGGAGTCGGAGAGATTCGTCAGGATCTCAGCGATCACGTCGCCGATCGCCATCATGATGTCAGGCGAGGCGTTCGCCCAGACCACCATGAAGTTCTCCAGGGCGGGCATGACCTTCTCCATCGCCGCGCCGATGCCGTCGAGCACGGTGGGCAGGACGCGGGCGCCGGCGGCCATGAAGCGGGCCATGGGTTCGGCCGAGTCGGAGAAGGCTTGAGCGATGGCCTCGAATGCCTTGCCGAAGTCCTCGCCGTGCCGGGTGGCCTCCTCGACCCATCGGCCAACGCCCTGGCCCAGAAGGCGAAGCCCCTCCTGGACGTGCGTCATGAACGAGTCGAACTCGGTGGTGTCGAGCGCTCTGCCCATCCGCTCACCGAGTTCATCGAAGAACGCGGCGACCCCGTCTGCGACCTTGCCCAATGCGGTTGCTCCGTTGGACATGTTGACCATGAAGCGGCCCAGGGCCATGACCACCACATCGATCCCGCGGCCCATCTCGCGGACGACTCCGCCGAACTTCTCGCCGTTGGCGGCGAAGAGCTGAACGAAGTTGCCGAAGGTTCGTCCGAGGCCGATGAAGGTGTCCTTCAGGGCATCGGCGAAGGCCACCATCCCCGACTCTTGAAGAGCGCTTGTGACTCTGGGGAGTACCTGGTCGACAAAGCCTGTCAGCGAATCGACCAGTGGCTGAACGAACTTGGACCCGGCGTCGAAGAACTCCTCCAGTTCCGGGCTGATCTTGTCGAGCCACTTCACGATCCCGTCGAACGCCTTATCGAAGGCGTCGAACATGCTCGACGCGGCAGGTCTGACCTTGGACTCAAGGACCGACTTCAGTTCCTTGAACTTCTCCTTCACCTTGTCGGTGTTGAGAAGCATCAGGCCCAGCGCACCGACCATCGGCAGCAGTGGAACCGTCGCCAAGGCGAGCGCAGCCGCGCCGGCCGAAGCCATCGCAAGGGCCATGGCGCCCAGCAGGCCGACGATGCCGACCGCCGCACTGATCATCGAGGCGAGGGCGGCACCCAGCGCCGAGATGACGCCGACCAGGGCGCCGCCCGCGAAGACCACCAGGCCGAAGGTCGAGGCCAGCACGACCAGCGTGATGACGAGCTGGGGGATGCTGGAGGCCATCGAGACGAACGCCTGGCCCATCTTGCTGGCGAACCCGGAGGCCGAATCCGCCATGCCCGCCAGTGATCCGGTAATCCGGGCCGACATCGCGGCGAAGGCTCCTGACCCCTCAGCCGCCGCGGCCGTCGCGGAGGCTCCCACTTTCAGCAGGCCGGCGCCCAGAGCCGCCGCCACACCGATCACGCCGGTCAGGACAGCGCCGAGACTCTTGAACGCCAAGGTGCCTGTACGCCAGAGCGAGTTGAGCATCCGGGCCGCGGTGTAGATGAAGTTATTTCGGATGTTGGTGGTGATGACCACCTCGCGCCGATGCGTCAGCCACGCGAGACGGGCGGCCACGGCAGCCACACGAGCGTTGTCGAGGTCGGGATTGATGTCCACCTCTCGCCGGCGCTCCAGAGCCTTGAGGGCGGTCCTCGCGCGGGTCGCGTCCAGGTTTGCCTGGATGTAGACGTTCCGGTGCCGGTCCTCCCCGCCGAGCGCCGCAAGGCGCATGCGTGCACGGGCGTCGTCCAGCTCGGCCCGGAGCTGCACGTGACGGTCGCGGACCAGGCGGTCAAGTTCGAGCTCGGCCTTGACCGCATCGACCTCCGCCCGGAGAGCGATCTCCTCGTTCTGCAAGGCCCGACGGATCTTGCGCTTGAGGGCAGCGTCATCAATGTCGACGTCGAGCTTGTTGTCCTTGATCACCGCGTCAACGGTCATCGTCCGATCTCGTGCCGCTGCCGCCAGCTTCGCCTTGGCCGCAGTGGTGTCCGCATCGACCTTGACGTTGATGCGCCGATCTCGCGACAGGGCTTCGAGTTGGCCCTCGACCTTCGCTGTGTCAGCGACGACTTCGAGCTTCAGCTTCTTGCCGTTGAACCAGGCGATCAGCTTCGCTATCTCACGCTTGAACTTCGAGGTGTCGGGAACGACTCGGATATTGACCGCACCAACGGTCTTGCCGCCAGGTCCGTCAGCCATGGAACCTCCCTAACTTACTTTGAACGGGGCCCCCTTCCCTTCTGTCGAAGAGGAGCGGGCCAGGATTGCAGAGGGAATGGCAAACGTTTTCTGGCCGCTTTCGCCGTACAGCTCGCGATCCTCGGACGGGTCTGGAAGCTCGTCATCGAGGGCGTTGGCGAATGGGTTGTACTTCTTCTCGTTCTCCTTGGTGGCACCCGGACGGCGGTATGGCTCGGGCTGTTTCACGCTCCTCGGGTTCTTTACCTTGGAGCGGATAAAGGAGGTATGCATGGACTGAATCGCATCCAGCATCTCGGCCAGGATGAACGTGTTGCGGTCCCAGCCGAAGTCGGAAACGCCTCCCTCGCAAAGCGCCCTGCTCTTGAACGCAGACTCCAACGGCAAGTGCTCGATGAGCGCGAGGCAATAGCGGGGAGGCAGCTCTCCAGTGAAGAGGCCGTGAATGTCGATTCCGTAGAACCGCATCAGGTCAGCAGCTATCTCTCCGCCGAACTCGTCAAGGGCTTTGCGGAGGCTTAGGAGTTTCCCGCTTCGCCCTCCTCCATCCAAGCCGTGAAGACCTGATTCCGAGCCGACATCGGCAGCTTATCGAGTGCATCGCGGAGGCCGTCCTTCTTGTCGGCCGCAGCAACCAGGCACTTGTCCATGGCATCGATCTTGCCCTCTTCGGAAACCTTCTCGCTCTGGATGATGTCGATGTACTTGAGGACCGACTTGAAGTCGGCACCCGGAAGGTTCTCGAATCGCCGCAGCTTGATGGTCTCGCCCTTGAGTCCCTTCAGCTCAAGGGCCGGAGCCTTCTCCGCCTCGGCCAGCAGTGCCTTGAAGTCCAGAATCGCCATAGTCTTTCTCCCTTTCAGAAAGTCGAATGTGAATGCCTCCCTTTCGCCTGGTGAGCGCAGGCCGAAGAAACCCCCCGGAGCGGAAAGGGAGTAAACACTCCGGGGGGTTGGTATTAGAGGTCGCGGTCCGCCGTGATGCGGACCTTCGGGAACACGCGTCCCAGGCCGTCTCGGTCAGAACCGGGGATAATCTTGTTGTCCTTGTCCAGCTCCAGGTAGGCCCGGCCCTTCACGATGGAGGCCCGAACGGGAACCTCGGTAAGGGCGGACGGGTCCAGCGTGATGCTGTCGGCGCCGATCAGACGTACCGAGGGGTAGTACCAGGCCACGACGTGCTTGCCGTCCGTGCCGATGATGTACAGGGCCTTGTCGGTCGTGGTCGGAGTGTTCGGGATGACGAACTGGCCATCCACAACAGCGGAGTCGCCGGCGCCGTAGTAGAGCTTCAGGGTCTCCAGGCTGATATCCGCCAGGTTCATCGTCATGGAATAGGACTTGGGCGGCGAAGTCACCTCAAGCGCCGGCACCTGCCAAGTGCCAAGAGTCTCGGGGTCGTCACCCTCGACGGCCATTTCGATGCCGTTCTCAAGAGAGGTGTTGCCGATGGAGACCCACTTGGCCGCGATCTCCTTCAGGCCGTCCTTGTAGGTGAAGGAGATGTCCCTGCCGGTCGGCTCGAAGGGGAACGTCGGAGGAGCGGGTGTATCGACCGGCGCGACGTAGACGTAGCCGGTCTTCGGGGCGAGAGCGTAGTGCTTCGGCTTCAGCTCCTCGGGGGTAGGCATGTTGCCTCCTTTCAGCCCGTCAGGGCATGGCAAAGGGGCCGCCCATCAGGACGACCCCTTAGTTAGTTATTTGGATACCTGGAGGAGCCCCCCTCACCGGTGGCTGTGGACGATGTAGCTCGCGACGAACCGGTGCACGTCGGGGTGGTTGAGCTGGGTGTCGCCAGGCGAGTAGAGGGGCCCCGTCACTTCCTTGAAGTGCGAGAGGCCGGGATTCCCGGGCTCGGACTTCGACCGGAAACGTTCAGTGCAAGCGGCCTTGAGGGAAGCTCGGACCTGACGAGCGAGCAGTGACGCTTCCCGCCGCGAGTTGTGGAAGGCGTGGACCGTGAAGACTCCCGCGTCAAGGTGGTTGGAGTCGCGGGCCGTGCCGGAACTCTTGCGGATCATCACGAGCGGAAAGAGGTCGTACCAATCGTTCGGCATGGCCACCCGGATCGTCGGCTTTACGCCGAACTCCTTGTCCAGGTAGACGCCGACAGCTTCGATGACGATTGCCTCGGAGTCGGGGAGGAGGTAGGCGGTCAACTCAATCCCTCCTCGATGATGTGGATTCCCTCGACCCACCTGAGCTTGGGGCCGCGCTTGGTCTCGCGTAGCCAGTGGCCGTAGTTGATGCTGATGATGTTCGGGTCCGTGAAGACGATCGCATAACCCTTGTTGTGGCGCCGGATGTCGATGTGATTGATCAGCCAACCCGAATCGACGTGCCCGGCCGCCTTGGCCATGACCTTGGCCTTCTGCCTCTCCGCAGCCTCCTTCAGGGCTGCGGTGACACCGGGGAGGCCGGCCACGATCTCGTTAGTCCTTGGATCGACCCATCCCATGGCCGCCTCTCCTCTCGATGACCGCCGTAGCGAATTCAGTTCGCCTCGAACCTCGGTGTTTGCGTGGATACTCGCTCACGGTCCACGAGCGGCCTTCGAACTCGACCTCCGCCCACCTGTACGTGGGGAAGTCGCGTGCGATGAGCTTGTACCGGCCAGGTTCCGACCATCCCTGGGACGCGTTGTCGTCGGCGTCGATGGGCTGGGCGAACACCCGTAGGACGTGGGTCTTTCCGCGGCCCGGGAGCTTTCCTCCATACCCGTCGTCCTCCTCGGCGTGCTCGTGCACCACGATCTCGACAGGAGGGCGATTGAAAATTCCCATAGCCCTCCTTGCTATTCGGTGTCGAGGACGGTCTCAACGTTCTCGTCGTACGGGTATGCCTTGCGCTTGTTGATCTGGACGGCTCGAATCACGTCCAGCGTGCGGACGCCGTACTTGTTGGCCAGTTTCTCGATGAGCATGACCTCGGCCTTCGACGGAGCAAATCCGTTCGCTCCCTGTTCCGCGTAGCGGTACTGGTATTCACCGGCGCCCTCGGACACGAAGTTTTCGGGGTTGCGCATTCGGCGCTCGGCCATGGCCAGTGTCACCGCCCGGACTGCCGGAGGAGCGGGGACCTTTCGGCCTCCGTCCTCGCACCCCCAGTGGGGACTTCCGTATGCCCTGACGATGTCCGACGCGTCAGCCAGGGCGGCTTGCGCCTGGGCGCGGTCGGCGTCGTCCGTGAACGGCTTCCCCATGCGGGCTTCAAGGTCTGCCAGCTTGCCCAGAGGTTCACACATAGATACCTCCTAGGGGTCGAAGGGGCCCCGAAGGGCCCCTTCGCCACTGGTTACTTGGGGGTGGCCGCAGTCTTCGGCTTCAGCTCGACCTTCGCCTTGATGCCGCGGATGACCTTCTTGGTCGGCTGGACCTTGCCGGTCTTCTTGTCGCGGTAGATGTCGTCCACGACCGCGACGCCCGCGTAGGCGGAGAAGAAGGAGCGCTCGGACGCGGTCTCGCTCATGTAGTCGCGAATCCAGCGGAGCGCGTAACCGCCCTGGGCCTGGGAGGCTCCGAACGTCACACTCGGGGGAACGATGGGAGCGCGGGTCACGAGCTGCACAGCAGAAGGGTGGTAGGCGTAGAGCGAGTCCGGGTCGATGTGGTTCGACTGGATCAGGGTGAAGCCGTAGAGCTTGCCGATCACCGCCTCGCGGAGTGCGGTGTCCGTGCCGGCCTCGGAGACCCGCGTCAGGTTGGGGTCGTTCATGAGCAGGCCGGCGACGTTGGCGCCCAGGACCAGGAAGCGGCCGGAGCCCGGGACGTTGTTGGCGGTCAGCTCGGCGGCCATAAAGGAGATCTGGAAACGGATCTGCTGGGCGATGTCGATGTAGTTGCCCGGCTCGTGCTCGATGGTGAGCTTGCCCGCGGTGGTCTTCTCGGCGGCAGAGAACTGCTCCAGCGCGCCAGCGACGATCCGCTCCAGGCGGTTCACGACAGCGTCGGTCTGCGGAAGCGCGACCTGAGTCGCGAAGTCCTCGATCTCCAGGGAGAGTTCGGCGTCAGAGAGCTGGATCGCACTGTAGACGTGCTTGTTCAGCTCGACATTGAGGACGGACTCCTTCTTCGACTCGACGGCGATCCTGCCGTCGGTCCGCTCGCCAGTGCCGGGAAGAAGACCTTCCTGGTTGCCGTCGAGCATGAAGGGCCGGCGGATCGCGACGGCCTGGCCGACGGTGCCGTCGAACTGGTCGGCGCTCTGCTTCTGGACGGTGGCCGCAAGGACCGTCGCCGCTTCGAGATTCGCGATCGATGCGGAGACGAGCTTGTCTGCATTGATGAACTGTCGATCAGCGGTGGAGCTAATAGCCAAGGGGTTACTCCTTCTGTAAGAGGACATGAAGAAGCCCCCTGTCGACAGGGGGCCGCGTGTGGATGTGAAATTTGGTTATGTGGATGTCAAGTGCGAGATCTGTTAAAGGCCGCCGTTGACACCACGGCGATACGCCTGGACAAGGCCCTTCGGGTTGAACGGCTTCTCGGACGGATCGAGGCCGCCCTTCCCCAGTCCGCGCGGAGCGTGCACGATCGCGGACAGCTTCTTGGCGTCCGTTGCAATCGACTCATAGTCGGCACCCTGAAGGCGCTCAACCAGCTCGGCAGGCAGAGAGAACTCGTTGGCGATGGTCTGCCGAAGGAGCTTCTGCTCGACCTCGGCGACACGGCCGGTGGCCGCGTCCAGCTCAGCCCGGATCTTGTCCGCCTCGTCATTGCTGGACGTATCAGAGAACTTCGACTTCAGGGACTCGAACTCGGCCGCCAGGGCCTCGTACCGCTCCTTGAAATCGGCCTCGGAACCAGCGCCGGTCGCGATGGTCTCCTTGACCTCTTCAGCGACCTCAGCAGGAGACTCCGGCTCTGCCTCGACCACGTTCGTCGTCTCCTCGACGGGCGTGGTTCCCTCCGCGACCTCCGGCACCTCCGCCGGAGTCTCGGAGACCTCAGTGACTTCCTGAGTCATGTTCTTCTCCCTTTCGTTCCTCTTCGATGTAGCGGTTGAAGTCCTGGACGCTCGTGGCACCCGACTCCTCCCAGAGCCTCTTCGCTTCCTTCACCGCGTCAGGGTCGTCGTATTTGTTCGAGAAGATCGGAGCGACCTCGCACCGGCAGTGCGGATGGAACTCGCCGCCCTTGATGCCTCCGCCAGACCTGGCCGAGGCGTACACCGCCCCTCGCGAGGCCACCATCAGGCAGAAGCCACAGGCGCCGGCTTCCGGCACCCGCATCCAGCGCAAGGCCCGCGGATCGAGCCGCGTGGCATCCACGACCGCTTCCCGCCCGCCGTCGCTGACAGCCTTCTGGGCATCGCCCTGCACGCCGGTCGCGATGCTCTCTAGGAGGTCGTCCAGCTCATCCAGCGACTCCAGCGACAGCACATCGGAGTCCGGGTTCTTGCGCTGAGGCTCCCGCTGGACCTTCTTGATTTTCTCGACCACAGGCTTGGTGATCGACTCCTTGATGTCCTCCCGCGAGAACGGGTCCTTGTGCGCCCACGGCGCCGGACCCTCATCGACCTCAGCCGGTACGCCGCCGCGCTGCGGCTTTTCCAGGCCGGCACCCTCGTGGAGCCTGTCCCAGAGGTCACCCGATGACCACCGCGTGCCGTACCCGTCGTCCAGGACCCGGCCCGTCCAGATCAGCCGGAGAAGCTGATAGAACGCGATGGCCAGGGTCTTCGACTGCCCCCGCAGGTCAGTGATCTGTGCGTGGAAGTCGCGTGTGAAGCCCTCTGGGTCACACATGATCGCGCTCGGCCTGGTACTCATCACCGTCATGTATGCGGCCGTCTTAGCGCGCAGGCCGAGGCGATCCTGGCCTTCCTGGTACAGCTTGAGCGCCTTCTCGGTATCAAGCTGTCGGCTCATTCGCCTTCACCTTGCCCTTCGGCGTGCGCGGCGTGCGGCCGGGGCCAGCCGCACCCTTCCGGGAGCCTGGACCAGTCGGGGCCTTCGGCTTGCCACCCGGGGCGGGGGCCGGCGCTTCGTTCTTCTCCGGCTTCGCCTGCTCCTGATCAGCGCCGCTCAACTTCGGCTTCGAACCTTCGGCCTGCCCCTGGGGCGACAGCAGGGCCTCGCCCAGGCGCTCGCGGACGAGGTCAACGTCCTGCTGGCTGAAGCCCGGGATCTTGGTGAGGACGATATCCACGGGCACGTTCATCTGGGTGAGCTTGAGGCCGGCATCGACGGCCTGGGCCAGCGAGCGGTTGCCCTTGTCGGCCCACTGCACCTGAGTGTCCTCAACCTCGTAGCCGGTCTGGTCGCCGGAGACCAGCGCGCACAGTCGGAGCACCAGCTCCCAGGACTCCCCGAAGGAGTTGCGGATCTCGTCGATCTTCCGCTGGAAAGCCGACTCGGCCGCGGCCAATGCGTCGGCGGAGAGATTCGCCAGCTTGCCCGACAGCAGGTAATGAGGCGGGGTCTCCGTGACCGCACACATGTGTCTTACGGTCAGCTCGATTGCCTCAAGGAAGTCCCCGGTGGGGGCTGCCGGTAGCTGCCCGAACTGTGTGTCGGGGCTGGGGCTCACCAGCATGGTGCTCGGGTCCAGGACCGGCGGGACGAAGGTGGGCTGTCCGTCCGCGTCCAGGATCGGCATGCCGTTCTCGTCCACCCGCTCGACGGGAGCGAGGCCGGTGGCTGTCCTGATCGCGAACCCCGTGTAGTGCTGCGCGATCAGAAGGCTCAGGTACATCTGGTTCAGCTTGTCCTGATAGCGGATGATGCCCTCGACCATGCCGGTCACCCGGCCGTTGAGGTCCATCTTCGGCGTGAAGCGGATGACCGGGCAGACGCCCAGGCCGTGAGCGCGCTTGTTCACGATCTGCGGCTCCTTGCCGCCAAGGACCAGGTCGTACACCATCTGGTCGTCCCAGAAGCGTGCCCGCGTCGGCTCCTTCTCGGAGTACGTGTTGCTCTCGATGTAGAGCGCGTACATGGGGAACGGGTCGAACACCGGGTCGTCGTAGCCGGCGAACACCTTCATCGAGTGGTAGGCCCGGATCTCCGGCACCTTCGGGTCGATGAGCCCCGGTGCCACCGACACGTACGCCTGACCCGTCTCGATCGCCGTGCGGTGCACGAGGGCCTGGCGCTGGTCCATCCGATTTTTCTGCCAGAACTGCCACTCTGCCGGGTTGCCCGTCACGTCCGGCCGGCGGTAGCCCTCGACCGACAAGGCGTTCGTCGGGGCGTCGACCAGTAGCGGGATGATGTTGTGGATTGCCCTCTTGACGAGTTCCTTGAACTCCGGGTTCGCCTTCCGGGGAACATACGGGGCAGTGTGGAGACCTCGGGTGTACCGATCGATGAGGGACAACTTCTTGTAGTCCTTCTCGATCTGCTTCAGTGCATGCTCGATGCGCTCGTTGAAGTCGGTTATCTGGCTTGGGAAGACGACATCTTCCTTCTTCTTCTGAGCCAAGTGTTAGTGCCTTCCTCTAGAAACCTCCGATCGTCTGGAGAGTTGCTACAGGCTTAGGCACCGTGTGCTTCCCGGACTCAACCAACCGCGTTCGAGCGATGAACGAAAGGAGAGTGGCCGCGTAGGCGTCCACCTTGTAACTGGAATCGCGAGACGCCTTGCCGAAGCTCACGCCGAACTTGTTGTGTCGCTTCTTGGCGTTCTCGACATGTCGCTTCAGGCCGAAGTGACCGCTGTGGGAGACCTTGCCGTTTTCGACGGCACCGACAAAGGCCATGTTGGAAGTCGTGATCTCCCGTTGGTTGCCCCGCATGTCGTAAGCGACGTGGGACTTGCCGCTGGGCTTCACGACGAGGCGAGGACCGTACTGCTCGGACCACTGGTTGACGTAGGTCTCCCAGAACGCCGTGTCGCTGAAGAACGCCTGGACCTTGTAGGTACGGAACACCCAGTCGACCATGTCGCTGACTTCGTCCTTGTCCACCTTCCAGACCTGGCCTTCAGGTCCGTCGGGCTTCTCCCATATCGCGATGGGCTGGACGAAACAGTCCCGCACGCGCATGGCCACGATGGCTGTCGCGTCGTCCGCCTCACCGCCATCCAGGCCCAAGGTGATCTGGTCGCCGGCACGCAGCTCGGTGTCTGCCTTGCACTTGCCCCAGGCCACTGGATCGATCAGCGCGTCCTCCGCGGCAGTTACGAGGTTGCAGTACTTCCGAAGGATCTCCTCGTACGTGATCACGCCGCTGTAGCACTGGTCCACGATCGCGTCGAAGTCCGCCCAGTACGCATCTCCGTAGGCCGCCTTGATGGCCTCGCGGAGCTGGTCCTCGTTCTCGATGTCGAAGTCGGGGTGCGCGCTGCGGGCCTCGTAGTAGAGACCGGTCTTGCGCTGCTTCCCGTCCTGCTGTCGCTGCCAGGCGGTGTGTACGCGCTCAGCCACCGAGTCTTCGCCGACGATGTACGCGTTCGTCGCCATGAGGATGCGACCGCCGACCTTGGCGGCGTTGGCCGAGGCTGTGTTGAAGACGTTGTGGCCTCCGTTGGACTCGTTCCAGTGCCACGTTTCGTCCATGAAGAGAGCCGATGGCCGCCCGCCTTCCGCGGAACGGTACGAGGCGGTCTTCGCCTCCAGGAGGCAGAACGTTCCGTCCGCGTGCCGGGCGTGGTACCGCTCCTGACCCGGGTCGATGCTGTATCGCTCGATCGCGTCCGGGTGGAACAGGGAGTGGAGCGTGAGCGTCACGTTCTTCACCTGGTCGATGTTCACCGCGTACAGCTGCACCCAGGGCTCGTCGGCGTGCTTCCCGATCGCGCGGCCGGCGTCATCGAAGTGGCTGAACCGGCACGGTCCAAGGAACTCGATGGCGGCCAACGTGGCGAAGAAGGGGCCCTTGCCGGTGCCCTTCGCGAGCTGGAGACAGCCTGTGGTCCAGACGAACTTCCCGCGGTCATCGACCTCGTACCAGCGAAGGATCGTCCGCACCTGAGAAGGCGTGTACTCCCAGTCCTCGCGGAAGTTCTCGCGGGTCCAGCGGAGGATTTCCCAACCGAGCGTGCGGTGTTCGCACATCCGGTTTCCAAAGGTTGCACAAGGACTGCACTGGGGAACGTAGTCGTCCTTGATAGTCAGGACGGCTTCCACGTTCCTCCTATCGGTACAGGGCCCGGACCAGCTTCTCCGCCAGTTCCTTGGCCGCGTTGATGTTCTTGTCTCGGTCGCCCTGGTCGCGGACGAGGATCACCGACTCCTTGAAGGGAGGGGCGAAGCCGTCGTTGTGGAGGATGACCTCCGTGCCGTAGTCGAGGACGACTGCTGACGCGACCCGGATCTCGTTGTCGGGCTTGATGTACAGCACCCACTTACGAGCGAAGACGGTGCTGTCCTGCCTCCAGTCGAACGTGCCGTCCCATGCCATCAGACCTCCTAGATCGCGTTCGCGTACTTCTCCATGAGTGCGGTGATGTCCGCGTCGATGTCCCGCGACTCGACCTTGGTCAGTTCCATCTGCGCGATACGCCGACTGGCCTCCGTGGTCAGTAGCAGCGAGCACGCCTTGATGACGACCGAGAGCATCCGGCCGGACATGTGGACCCCGGCGTTCAGGTGCCGGTTCATCGCCTCAGCGACGTAGACCGCGAAGGCCACGTCAGTCCGCTGATAGAAGGCGCTCTGGCCGCTCTCGCGGAGGCTGAGGAACCACTCAGCGGTGATCTCGCACCAGTGGTCGAGCGGGGCGGGCCAGTCGACGGGGCCGGGGTCCACGCTGACACGCACGCGGCGCCTGGTGGCCTCCGTCGTAAGGAAGTCCTCCAGGGCCTGAATCACGCTCGTGAGCGAGTCGACGCTGATGCGGTCCTCGTAGCGAGTGAGGGAAGCGTGAGCGGCCTCGATGACATACCGGAGCTGTGCCCAGTCAGAGGGCTCGAAGTAGAACGCCTGCGGTGACTCCCCGAACGCCCGCCAAAGGCGCTGGGCGATCGGGTGCCACGTTTCATCCAGCCCGTCACGGGCCGCTGCCACGTTCCGGTAGTGCTTCGGTGCTACCTGGACCTCGACGTCGTCCTTGTTGCGCCGGCGCCGTTCCTCCGGCCGCTTCGGGGCCGGACCGCTGTACCCGCTGCGCGCCATCAGCTCTCCTCGTCCAGGTCTTCACACAGCCGGGTGCAGAGGAGGCCCCCATCCTGTGTGGCTACGCAGTCCGCGCAATCGCCGTTCCAGAATTCGTCAGCGCTCAGAGCGTCGTCATCACTGGTGAACGCGTCGTCGTAGTGACCCAGGAACTCTTCGAACTCCCGCTGACGACGGGTCTCGACTCGCTGAAGTCGATCGGCCCGCTCTTCGAACGCAGACCTGAACCGGCTCTTACTCATTGCTCACGAATTCCATCCTTGATAGTTCAGCGGGAAGCCCCCGGGAGTGGAAGCTCAACCGGGGGCCTCAACCGCAGCATCGAAACCCAAAAGGGTTCGGTTGGGGGCGAGTGTCTGACGAAATCAATCCGGACCTCGCCCGCCCTCGGAAAGGAACTGTTTCCCCTCACTTATATAGAGGGGTTACATCAGAGCTTTCGTAACTCCACTTGAATGTGAACCAGGCCATAGGAGCTATTTGAGGCTCCCGGGGACACGGTTCCCTCGCCTTGGCAGCGCACGGGCCGAGCGGGCTCTCCTCCTGCCCTCCGCGGACTCTTGGGCAGTCTTCTTGGCATGGTGGAACTGGCAGAGCACCTGAACGTTGTCCAGGCGGTTCAGACCGCCCTGCGAGACGGGCACGATGTGGTCTACCGCGGCGCCGGCCACGAGGCACGGCAGACCAGTGTCGTACCTGGTGTGCTGGCACAGGCCGGAATCCCGCCGCCAGGCCGAGGAGCGGAGGCGGGGCCAGTTGCCTCGGTAGGAGCTGCCAGTGCCGGCTTCCCAGCCACAGGTCTTGGTGGAGTCTGGTGGAGTCCAGGTCAAGAGACCTCCAGAGGGTTAGTTAGTTATTGAGATCTTTAGGCGACCCCTGTGGGTAGGGGTTTCTTTTCTTTGGATCTGCGACTCATGGGAGCAGATCTTTCTTTTCTTCCCAGAGGCAGCCTTTGAGGGCTGCCTTTAGATCTCACTCACGAGCAGGGCCGCCTTTAGGGGCGGCCTGATCAGCCTCAGCGTTCGTCGTTCGCTCGCTGCGCTCACTCTCTCCTCACTTAGGTAGAGGTGTTACGCAGATAAGGCACGTAACAGCACACACGAGAAAGGTGACTCACCTCACATGTATAGGTATGCTCTGCTGCTCGGCCTGGGAGTCGGCACAGCTGAAGTCGCCACCAGTGATCACGGGGTAATGCTGGGGGCAGGGGCGTGAAAGTGGGCCTGCGGTTTCGCTGAAGTGAGCCAGCCTGTGCGCAGAGAGTGAAGAACGCCCACCCTCTGCGTTCCTGGACCCGTACAGGATCGGAGGCCCTATGACGCCTCGGTCTCTCTATATATGCGATCGGAGGCACCCCCCTCTCCATCCCCAGCCGTTGAAATAAAAATTTTCTGAACCTCAAAGATGAAGTTCTCGAAATGTTTTCGTTTGAACTTTTCATCATTGAATTGAATCGCGAACATTCGATCAATCGAAAGAATCGAATTGCATTACGTTGCACACCTATGCACGCCATCCATGCCCGTGCACTCACCACGTGCCGCACTGTGCGCGCGTGCACTGCACTACTGGCGACGTGCGTTGTTGAGCTCAGCGCAATGCCCACCACGTGACGCCCACTGTTCAACGGTTGAGTGCATCAAGTGCCGTGCTGTCGAGTGCGGCCGTGCACTGCGATGCACCGTGCCCACGATGCGGGCCCGATGACGCACTCAGACCCGACACCGACGGACGTACGACGTGCCCCGACGCCCGTCAGGCGGCCCCGTCGCAGTGCCCCATAGCTGCACCCCGCACACTGTGACCCAGTGCACAAGCAGTAGGTAGTGAACGGTTCTGACCTGCGGTTTCATGGAGCGCCGCACAACACATGGGTACCCCCCACCCCCATCTGTTCACACGTCTGGACTTGTCATCCACAAACCAACAGGCGTAATGTTCAGGTCGTCAGCAGGACACGACGACAGCCGCCCGAAGCGGCCGAGTGACCATCGCCGACACAGCGCATAGCTAGTGCGCATACAAGGACGGAAACGCGTCAGAAGCGACCGCACACCTTTGACCCCCGCTCACGATCGGGAGGTGGTGATGGTATCGGACCGACTACGCCCGTGGGTTCCCGGCAAGCCCTGTCAACCGGTGTAGCGCACTAGAAAGCGCTGCTTAGTAGCTTGGACAGCTACTCGGGAATACCTCTCGGGTGGCTGTACTGGCCGCTAAGCGGCTTGACATCCACAAACCAAAAGTTGGTACGGTGGATACACGACAACCCGCACCGAATGGAGCGAACAACGTGATGATCTACGGTGACAAGGGCCTGATGGACCTGAGCGCGAAGCTCGCCGAGCGGACTCCGGCGCACGACATCATGATCGAGCGCCACGAAACCGCGTGGGGCGAGAAGTACAAGATGGCCAAGTACACCTGCCAGGAGACTGGCGAGACCCTGGCCCACGTGGAGTACGTGGATCAGGACACCGTCGAGGATGCGTGGGCCGAGGCAGTGAACGACCTGCTCATAGACCGCATCCAGGAGAAGCTGAACGTGCCCATGCCTGGCGTCTCTCTCGCTAAGACTCCGGTCACCCGACTGCGTACGTCTCTGGCGAAGGATCTTCGACGCAATGACCTGGACTCCCTTGCGGACGCGTTCTCACCGAGCATCCGCACCCTTCTCGCGGCCTAGCACTTGTCATCCACAAACCTGAAAGGGTTGTTTGGAACGTGATTACGCTTGAGTACATCGCTGCTGAGACGCAGGTCAGTGGAGGTTTCTCCTGGGCCAGGAACCAGAGCAACCCGCACTTCGGGTACATGGTGGCCACGCCCGGACATGAACAGGTGATACGGGGCTGGGACGGGAGTACTGGGCAGATCGCATCCTTCGTGGCCGAGCACATCTTGAGGGTGGCGGCCAGCGACAGCCTGTGGTTCGGGTCCTGGATGGAGAACGGGGATCTGTACCTAGACCTCTCGGAGAACATCATCGACCGGGAGAGGGCTCTCCAGGCTGGCCGGGAACGCGGGGAGATCTCCATCTGGGACTGCGAAGCCGGAGAGGTTGTGTACCTCTGATGGGGAACGAGCTGAGCACCGTTGCGGGGATGTACAAAGGCTTGCTTCACGGGGTGGACCGCCACGGATACGCCGACGTGGAATTCCCCAACGCCCACAAGGCAACCGCCTTCGCTGCGGGGTTCATCAAGGGGCAGTCGATGATGCGCCAGGAGTGGGCGCCAGGGGTGGACGGATACAGCGTCAACCTTGATCACCCAGTGGTCTTGACCTTCAATCTCTCGTCCTTCACCAAGTCCCTGACTTCCTGACGATCTTTGATCGGACACCCGCTGTGCGGGTGGTCGGTCATGGACTGTCAGTCCAGCTCCACACCTAACAAACGTGAGGAATGAACCATGCCGTTTGCTAACGAAGTTGAGTGCAAGAGCTCCGTCTTCATCTGCCCAGACCCCGAGTGCGAAGGAGTCATGGAAGCGAACGCGATGGGCTGGCTCACCCTGGAAAAGGGCTCGGACGGCAAGCCGACGCTCTCGGTTTACGGCTTCTCTGAAGCGGACTACGCGGTCACCTGCTCGGAGTGCGGGAGTGACGGAGACGCGGAGCTTGAACAGGCCGTGGGCCAGATCATCTACGGCGATGGCACCACGGGGTGGTTCCGTGGCTGAGTACATCGTGACGCTGGTCGAGACAGCCTCGTACGAGGTGCGGGTGACGGCGGAAGACCGCGACGAGGCGCAAGAGCTGGCACTGGAAGAGTTGTGCAGCGCCGACCAGATCAACGACTACTTCGACGAATCAACGGGGTTCGAAGTGGACGGGGTTAAGAAGATCAAGACGAGGATTTTGGTGGCGGCCTGATGCTTCGGATCATGCACCTGTCGGACGTGAAGGCCGACCCCGGAACTCCCGAATGGAACCACGGGTACAGGAAGACCCGAGCCAACTTGACTCAATGGCTGGGACGGCCTGAGTCGTCGTACGACATGGTGGCTGACGCTATTCGGTGGGAGTACTGGGGTGCTCACGACGGTCGTGAGCGTGCAACGATCGCCAACACGGCCAACGCTCTCTGTCGACTCTTCAGCTCGGCGGACCCGAAGTTCGGGGACTGGGAAGCTGTCCGTTTCATGTGCCGGGCCTACGACGAATCTCGCTGCTCCCATGAGGGACGCCACGTTTGTGTCGAGCAGCTGGAAGCAGAGAAGCGAGAAACGGCGGAGCTGAGTCATGCGGCTTAACGAATGGTCGGGGACCGTCCTGTGTAGCGGTTGCAAGATGGACTTGCACGCCTACCCGGAGGACTACGAGGCCGACATCACATCGGATGTGTACTGCGGGCACTGCGAGAACGAGCACCACGAGTGTGAGGTGCCGGAACCGGTGGCCGCACTCCTCCGGGAAGCTCTGAAGCTGCACCGGGCGCGGATGAACGACGAGTACGACGATCTCAACGACCATGACGATGCGTGTGTGGAGCTGGTCTCCCAGCTAGCCGAGTACGTCTTGGAGCGGCGCGAGGCGACCGCCCACAACTAGGGACCAAGGTCCCCGCCGGCCTGGGGTGGAGTGCATCCACCGCGGGGCCACCAACGACGCAACGGAGTATGACTGTGGGACGCATGAAAGACATCGTGATCTTCGCTGATGAGCATGGCTACGACGAGGATGACGTTAAGGACTTCGCTTACGAGTGGGTACCTGTAGTCGAGACCGACCGGCCACTGTGGGCTGTGCTCAACTCGTACCGGGTTATGGATGAGCGTGATATCCACGACGGCGACACTGAAGCCTTCATGGACTACCTCCCCTTGTGTCAGTGGGATGTTGAGGAGGCCGGGACCACTTTCAAGGACAGGTACCACGGGCAGTGGGAGTCCCTGGAGGAGTACGCCCGACAGTCGCTCGATGACACTGGATTCATGGCACTGAGGACTGAGCGGACAAGTGCGTTCAGGGAAGACGTGTGGCTCTCCTATCGGGACGTGCTCAGGTTCTGCCGAGAGAACAAACTCCAGAAGCCGCCGATAGACGTAGCAGCTTGGGAGAGGCACTACAGCATCAGCCGCAATGGGCACGTCTTCCAGGCGGCAGCGTGACGGACTACGTCTTCGTGTTCATCGCCAGCAAGAACACCGCACCGCCGAGGACGCGAGTCCTGTGGCGGGTGACCCGCGACGAGGCCAAACTGATCTGCTCCGACCCTCGGACGGCGGCCAGGCTGCACATGCTGTGTTGGACGGCCAGGCCGGGGATCTGGCGGGAGGACTGGGAGTGGGTGAAGGACAACGGCAGGTACGACGATGTCCTGAGTGACCTTGGCGTTGAGCCCGCGAATGAAATGAGCTTGGCGTGAAGAAGAGCAACGCAACTCAGGAAGCGTATAGGAAGCACGAGACGACTTTGAATCAGCTGTGGATACGCAAGGCCAATCTGCCTGACTGGAAAGAGCAATTGGCGGCTATGAGTCAGCCAGCCGAGCACGTGATTGAGGAGGGTGAGGGAGAAGATGAGGGCCGCAGCCGAGAATTCTGGGTGCGGACCGTGGCTGACGGACACCGTTACACCCTCTCCTTTGAGGCTTCTCCCCGAGGTGTCGAGGTGCTGTGGTACGTGGACTCCCCTGAAGAATTCGACGGGTTCGAGGCATCCTTTTCGATGGAGATCACACGCCAGGACGCCCGTCACCTGTTGGCAGTCGTTGAGCGGGAGATCGGGCTCGGCCAGTGAGCGCGGAACGGATCGCTGAGTTCAACCGGATCTGTGACGAGCAGCGGGAACACCTCAACCGGTGCACCGAGTGCGATGTGGCGGTCGGACGCCTCTGCAAGGTGGTGCACGGTCAGATCGGTGATCTCGCCAAGCTGATCAGGTCCTTCACGGATGAGGAGTACCGCGAGGTGTTTGGGAAGGACCGGCGTCAGTGAAGGGTCGGCCGCCGAACCCTCGGCGCATCCGGCACGGGGTGCGCGTCAAGTACAAGAGCTACAGGTGGACCTTCGACGGAGTGGTCATCGGAGCTGTCTACTCGGACAACCCGATGAAAAAGGATCACATCACGGCCGTGGTGATCCAGCCGGAGCGATACGGCCTGAAGCGCCATACGTTCGAGGAAGAATGCAAGGACATGGAGATCGTTCCCATCGAGCGCGTACGGATACGGAGGGACTGAGGTGTTCACCTTCAAGCGGGAAGTGGAGTGCCGGGGTTTCTACGTGATGAAGCAGGGCTGGCGATGGCCCCGGCACTCGGTGGCGTGGTGCCCACCGGGGCCCGCTGGCCTGGCTGAGGCCCAGAGGATCGCAGGAGCCATCAACGCCAGGGGCGATGTGGTGGCGTACATCGAAGCGGATGTGAGGCAGTCATGAGCAGGTACAGCGGGTTCGCCGCTTGGGTTCGAGAGATGGCGATTGAGGTCGGGTACGCACTCGATGTTCCGAGGTCTGGAGCGGTGAATGATCTCGGCGAAGCTGTGGGAACCGCCTGCTACAACGTGTCCCGTGTCCTATCAGGCCGTCGTGTCCCTACCTACAGCTCCTGGCCGGCATGGGCAGACGCTCTCGGTGTCACCGAGGAGTTGTTCCGGAAGAAGGCGAAGGATGCGATCTGTGGGCGGTGACGCTGACACGCAGCGATGTCGGAAGTGCCAGCGTGAGATCGCGTCCGGCTTCGAGGAGCACAGCTTCGATTGCGTGCCCTGGTTCACCCAGGCCCTGAGCTTCGAGGGCCTGGTGCCCGGAGACGTGGTCAACGTGGCGGTGACGGAGAAGAGCCCGTGGTTCAGGGCCACGGTGCGAACCACCCACCCCGCTGGCGCCCTGGTGGACGTCGAAGGCTCGGTGATCACACAAGGAGATCCTGAGCTGGTCGTTGCGGACTGGACCCAGTACGTGACCCAGAAGAGCCGAACAGGAGAGGACGTTTGGTACCGATGACAGAACAGCAGAACACGGTGAATGTCGCAGAGTTGCAGGTCGGGACCCACATACGGGTCGTAGGCCGGGATACCCGCGGTTGGACGGTCGTACGTGAGGGCTACCTCGTGGCTGAGCCGAAGCACACGACTGCGCAGTGGGACCTCAAGCGCCGGAGAGTGGTCCGGCTGCATGTGGACAAGGAGCCGGACGCCTTGCCGAGCCGCCAGAACTGGACGACGGTCCTTCCCGATGCCACTGCGGTGGTGGACTGAGCGTGGGCAAGGGGACGACTAAGGGGTCGGTGACGCACACCCGGACCCTCGACGACGGGCGCGTGGGCTGCTACCTCCCATGGTGCGGTAAGCCGGCCACGCGATGGATCGACATGGAGCGCTGGGGGATCAAGCGTTGGCTGACCACGTCGTATTGCGACGACCACGGCGAATGGGAGCTGGACAGCTCGGATTCAACCATGAGGGAGCGCAAGATCCAGTGATAGTTGAGTACGCCGTCGTGATCATCGCTCAGGCTGAGGACCGGCCGACTCGCGTCACGGTCGAGGGCGAGGAGGTGACGCTCCTGCTGGATGCGGTCCTCCACCGGGCCAAGCAGCTCAACGCCCAGGGCGACTACTACGGCGCCGAGCCGTACGTGGACCTGCACACTGACCTGATCAAGCAGATCTACGGAGTCAGCTTCTAAGGACGACCGCGGGGGGTGGCACACGTCACCCCCCGCTCATCTATTTGACATCCACACGCCTTATCCATAGCGTAAGAAGTGAGCGGGGCAGTGAGAGTAGCGATCCTCGTTGATCAGCAGAGCCACCTCCGAGATGAGGACTGGCGCTGTCGAGTTCGAGTTCATGACTGGCGTTGTCGAGATGTGTTGAGGGAAGCTGTTGAATTCCGGGACACGCCTTGGGTTATCGACGTCGAAGATCGGGAGGAGGCTAACCGTGTTATCTGGGGCGAGCTCGTGAGCGACCGTGTGGGACCTGGGACCGTCACTCATGCCGAGTTGGTTCAGGAGTACGTGGATCACGACACGACGTATCTACCTTGCGTGAATCTGAGGGAGTAACAGTTGACCTTTGCGTTTCCAGCGATGGAGGCCGTTCCGGTAACTGTCCTGACAGCAGCGGCTTTCCGCGGGCACGAAGTGGAGGGCGAGACCATCGTTGCAGCGCTGATCGCGACCTGGATGCTCGGAACTGCGTGCTTTGCTGTGTCCCACATAGCTGGACTTGTGCTCACGTTGGGTGCGATCGGAACAGCCTGCTGGACGAAGGTAAGACCCTCCAGCGGTGACTAGCCGTGATGCCTTCACTTGACAACCACACGCGTGAAAATTACGATCAAGGACATGGCAGAGAGCAATGAGGCGCGAGAAGAAACTCTCGCGCGACTCAAACGGGAGGGTCCGAGCCCGGAGAGCATCAAGTACCTCCGGAGCATGAAGGACCCGCTGACCGTGGCGCAGATCGCTGAGCTTTTCGGTATCACTCGCCAAGGCGTCTACCACCACATCGGCGGCAAGACTGAACAGCTTGCCCAGAAGGATCGCACCAACATCAAGGAGTTGCGTCCCTTCACGGTCCCCTCTCATCAGCAGGCGTGCACGCTGTGGAACAACATCACGGCGACGATCAAGTACGCGCTCGACCCGACGAGCCTGAGTGACACCCGGCTGCGGGTGATGAAGAACTGGTGGCGGACGCTGGACAAGAACCTCGTGATCGTCGCGGACAAGGACGAGGCCGGCAACTACCTCGCGAAGTGCGGTGGGTGGCGCCTGGAGGACCGGGTCCCGAGCGACGGGGACATGATCGTCCGCCCCCACACGGAGCCGACGGAGCAGCAGCGCCGCGTGCTGAGCTGGAAGATCATCGAAGAAGCTTTGAAGAAGGACGCTTAACCGGCCGGCAGGGAAGGTGAGCCCCCAGGGGGCTCACTTTTTTCCTGGCCACTTGACATCCACACAGATTGACTGGAGGTTGCCCACTTGAGCACGACCATCGAGGACCGGGCGGAGGCGTACAGGACGAAGCCGCGGTCCGTGTCGCAGGTCAAGCAGTACGAACAGTGCCCCTATGCGTACTACCTCGCCAGGATCGCGCGCGAGCCCGAGCTACAGGCGGCCTGGCTCGCTCAAGGTGTGGCCGTTCATGCCGCCGCCGAGGAGTGGGAGAAGAGCGAGAGGACCATGCCACTCACTGAAGTGCAGGCGGTGTTCGGGCGGGTCTACACGCGCATGGCCAACGAGTCGCTGGCAAAGGAGCCAGCCGAGGAGAACTGGCAGGCCAGTGGACAGTACGCCGGGTTCACGGACCTTGAGCGCCGTTGGCACCTGGGCAGGGAACAATGCGAGAAATATGTGAACTGGTATGAGAAGAACCCCGCCGAGGCCATCTGGAAGTCCCCTGACGGCATACCAGCCATCGAGCAGCGCTTTGATATTGAACTCGATGGCGTGAAGGTGATCGGCTTCATGGATCAGGTGATTGATCATCCCAAGCACGGCCCCCTCGTCCGGGATATCAAGACCGGAGTCGTACCCAAAATGGACGATTCATTCCAGCTTGAGACATATGCCATCGCTTTGGAGCAGACTCACGATGTGGAATGCGTAGCCGGTGACTACTGGTCAGGGAAGACTGGACGGCCGAGCCGGGTGAGGAAGCTCGTCGGCCGCGCGGCAGTCGAGGACCGGTTCAAGCGCATGGACGAAGGGGTGAAGGCCGGAGCCTTCACCCCCACGCCGGCGCCGGAGACCTGCTCCAGGTGTCCAGTGCAAAGGAGCTGCGCCTTCGGCTAAGCAGCGAGGCTGTCTCGGCACTCCGTGAAACGGGAAAGCGAATCACGTTCGGCCGCGGTCAGGCGCCGGACCCGGCCCTGTGTCGAGTCGTAGGCAGCCATGAGCGTGCTCGCCTTGAGATAGGTAGCCTGATCGTCCTGGATTTCGCATTCCAGGGAAAAGGAAACCGCTTTCATGCCGGTCACTCTCGCGACGATCGCAACCGGCTCGGTGCGGTAGACCAGCGGCTGAAGGAATTTCATAGTCTGTTCGGACACAACGAAATTCTGCCGCAACCGTTCTTGCGGGTCGCTGGGGACCAGATCCGCGAACATGTTCACTCGCGTCTCTTCCAGGTACCGTGCGTAGACCGCGTTGTTGACATGTCCGTTCGCATCCATATCGGACCAGCGAATCGGGCATTCGAAGGTAAAGAAGGTCACGCTGGTTTCCTTGTGTCCGTATCGTTCGGCGGAACGATGAAGCCGCTGGGGCTCTCCCCCTCCTGGGGCCAGGTCATGATGACGAGGCGGAGATCGTCGAACCGTGCAGGAATAAAGACCTGCGAGATGAAGTCGAATTCCCGCTCGAACTTCTGGATGTAAAGCCGAAAATGGTGTCCGTCGCGGTTTGCGACGACGGTCGTGTCTTCGTCCCAGTAGCTCTTGATGAGTGGGTCCTCAAGAGCCTTTTCCAGGATCTCCGGGAGGATGCTGTGAGGCCGTTTGCGGGCCAATTCCAGACGGATCATGCCGAGGTAGACCCGTGCGTGAGTTTCCCAACTCGCCAACTGCTCACGGGACTCGTGACTGATGAGACCCCAGTGCATGATGTTCGCCCCGTCCGTGCGGACATACGGGAACCACTCGCCCGCGGGACGGTTGTAGGCGACGATGCGCCAGTCTGCATCTGATACGTAGGCCGGCTGCTGAGTCTGGTCAAGGACCAGCTGAATCGCACGATGCTCGGGCGAGTTGTAATCATGAGCGGCTGTCACGCCCGCTGGTGGATTGCAACCGATCGTATAGAGGAACAGCGTCAGGCGCTGATCGGTTTCCAGTAGGAGAGCGTCAGCAAGGCGCTCCATGGCGTCACGGTCAGGTTTAGGGGCGTATCCCTTTTCCAGGTCCCGGTACCACCGCTCGCTCATGCCGCAGCGTGCGGCGACGAGGGCCTGTGGCATCGGCTTGCTCTGCCCCATTTTCCGGCCTGCTGCTGCCCGCCATGCCCGGAGGAACCTGGGAAGCCCGGATATTTCGTTTTCAACTTCCGACTCGGAACGAAGGTCCCGGTCGTCGCCATTGCCCTGCACTTGCTCTATGTCCCTTCACGGCCCTGCACTTACCCGAGCGTAGGGCAGCGCCGAACAAGATCGCAATGTGGACTTATGGGACATCACGGAGGGTATAGCCAGGGTTGAGGCATGGTATAGGGGACGTAAAGCGCTAGTGGTGGGGCTCTTGTGTATACATACCGGCAACGTCGTTCCGGTCTTGCATGGGTGAGAATCAGCAGCGCTGACGGGCGAGCGGCCAGCCGGCCCCTGTAGCCCCCCAGTTGAGGCCGGGACATCTCGTACCGGACCCAAGCTCAGGCGGTTTGGTGCACCCCTGCATGTCGAACCGCCGCGAAGAACCCCTTGAGGAGTCGACAGCGAATGATCAAGAACTTCGTGCATCACATCACCTCCGACATGGTGACGACGTGCGACACGGAGTCGGCAGCAAATACGGCGTGGGATAACTGCCCCAACGCCGACGAGGTGGTCACGCACGGCGCGATGGACGCGGAACATGCGCGACTGCTGGTCTGCGTCCAGGCGGACATGGAGGAACAGATCCGCGAGGTCGAGCAGGCGGTGTTGGAGACCTGCGGGGTCAGGCACTCGAAGGTCGCAGACATTGCGCGGAAGTTGGTCGAGCGTGCGAACACCGCGGAACTGGAGCGGGCTCTGCTCAGGCGTATGGTGCGCTCCTTGGAGCGGCGGAACGAGGAGATCTATCACCTCCTGGAGGTGCGGACCGCGACGTTCAACACGACCCTCGCCGAGCTGCGCGCGGAGCTCGCTGCATCCAGCTCCCGGACGCGCCACCAGGCCGACGCAGCCTGAGCAGCGCTGCACAAACGTAAGGAGAGACTTGTACACACTCAGTCAGTCCATCCGGGCCAAGGGCGACTCGGGCGATCCGCTGCCCCCAGCCTTCAAGAGCATGGACAAGGCCGGCACCCGCTACATCCGAGGGCAGCTCAGCCTCACGGTGGCCGGCGGTGGCACGGGCAAGAGCGCCTACAAACTGAGCCGCATCCTCAAGGCCGAAACCCCCATCCCCACCATCTACTTCTCCGCCGACTCGTCGGCGGACATTCAGCTGTCGCGCGCGATCTCCATCCTGACGAAGATCGACATGGCGGAGTCCGTGGCCGCAGTCCGGCGCAACGACATCAGGGCCTACGCCCCCCTGCTCGATGGACACCCGGTGCGCTTCGACTACGGGGCCTCGCCCACGATCGACGACATCGAGACCACCGTGAACGCCTGGTACGAGCTGTACGGCGAAGACGCCCACATGATCGTGCTCGACAACATCACGAACATTCGCGGCGGAGGGGCAGGGAACGACGAGGACCCGTTCCAGGGCCTCGAATCCCTCATGGACTGGGCCAACGACATGGCACGCACGACAGGTGCCCACGTCGCCGGCCTCCACCACACGACGGGGCCGCACAACGACGGCAACAGCCCCATCCCGATGTCCGGGGTGAAGGGGCAGATCACCCGCGTGCCGGCGCTGGTACTCACCCTGCACAAGCCGGACGAGAACACCCTCGCGGTGAGCACGGTGAAGAACCGGGCAGGCCGGAGCGACCCCAGCGGGAACACGTTCGTGGAACTCGGCTTCGACGGCAACACCATGCAGATTACCGACGACAACTTCTCGACTGTGAGCTACTGATGACGGCATGTAAGGCAGGTTCACGGAAATGCGTCAGGTGCGAACGGTGTCGGGCTTCCCGCTTCTACTCGGGGCCGAGGGGCCGTGTGTGCCTCACATGTCAGAAGAAGGCTCGCTCCAGGGCATCGCACGAGTCACGCGTGCAAGCTACCTATGGGCTCGGGCCCGGCGAGTACGAGAAGCTGCTCCAGGCGCAGGATGGCCGCTGCGCGATCTGCCGACAGACACGGTCCACACGCCTTGACGTAGACCACTGTCACAAGACCGGAGTGGTCCGCGGACTGTGCTGCGCGAGGTGTAACAGGCAGCTGCTCGCAAGAGGGTTGAGGGACGACCCAGAGGTAGCAAGGAACGCAGCTGACTATCTGGAGAACCCTCCTGCTGTCCGAGTGCTGGGGCAGCGTTTTTTTCGCAAGTCAACTTGACATCCACACGCACTGGAGGCATAGTGATGATGAAGGCAACACCGCGAGCAAGCTTCGTAGTTGGCATCGAGAGCGGCCTGAGTGACGAGAAGGCCGACGAGATCGTGAAGATCGTGCAGGCCATCGTGAAGGGCATGGCCGACTCGCCGGTGAAGATCTCCTTCCAGCGTCACTTCACGTACCAGGATGAACGGCCGACGGGCCCGTTCTCTGTTTCGTACTGACCCAGACTTAACATCCACACAGGAGGTGTGATGCAGGATGAGGCCAACGGCCCCGCCCGGACCGGCAGTAGCCAGCGGTGCGACCGCGTGCCGGCCAGGTTCTTGGACCCGACATGGACCCTCATGAGCCAGGCTCACCGCAGGTTCCCGGTGATAGTTAGTTATCTGGATTCCTGGCATGGCCCGCTTCGCGAGCCGGAATGACGACATCGGACCTGGCCCGATCCGACAGGTAGTCATCCACTACTTCCCGCACTGGGATGCGCCGAACTACCGCTCAGGCTGGGTGAAATGCCTGTGCCCCTCGCACGACGAGGGTGACCCGTCGGCGAGCGTCAACTACGACCAGGGCTGTATCAAGTGCCAGGCGTGCGGCTTCAAGGGAAGCGCCTACTCGATCATCATGAAGGAAGAAAGTTGTACGTTCGGTGAGGCTCAGCGAAGAGCGGAAGAGCTTGCTGCTGGGAGCGGCCAAGACATTCCACGACCAGTTCGGGGGCAGTCCGGCCGAAGAGTATTTGGTCAGTCACCGCTGCCTGGACACGGAGGCGATCGACAAGTTCAGGCTGGGGTACGTCGGCGATTCGGTTCCTAGCGGCTTCGAGCAGTACAAGAACACGATCGCCGTCCCCTACCTCCGCAGGAGCGCACTCGGCAACTGGTCGGTGATGTCCATCCGCTTCCGGTGCGTCCGGCCGGAGTGCGTGAAGAACGAGGACGGCACCTTCCGTGATGACGAGGTGCACGTCGGCCACGGCAAGATGCAATCGATGGCGGGCGACACGCATCGCATCTACAACACGCTCGCCATCCAGGAGAACGCGGACGAGATAGCCGTCTGCGAGGGAGAACCGGACACCTGGACGACGGTTCAATGCGGACTCCCCGCGGTGGGCATCCAGGGCGTCAACGGTTGGAAGCCGCACTTCGACAAGCTCTTCGTCGGCTACAAGCGCGTGTGGGTCCTGGCGGACGGGGACGACGCCGGCCTGGAGTTCGCCGAGCACATCGCCAACAGGATGCCGACAGGGCTCGTCGTCCCCATGGGTGCCGGCCTGGATGTGAACAAGACGTACAAGACCCTCGGTCGCGAGGCCGTACTCAACAAGGTAGGTAAGTAATGGCCTTGACCGACGACAACGGAAAGCCCCTGACCCGAGCGCAGGAAATCATGAAGCTCGCGTTCAAAGAGCAGGGTGACACCCTCGCCGGCAGAATGCACGAGAAGCGCAAGGCGTGGGGCCCGGCCTGGGAGGCCGGTCTCGAAGCGGCACAGGACTTGACATCCATACGGAATGCAGGCGAAGACGTGGTGAATCACCCCCGCCACTACACCAGCCACCCAAGCGGGATCGAGTGCATCCAGGTCACGGAGCACATGACCTTCAACCTCGGCAATGCGGTGAAGTACATCTGGCGCGCTGGGCTGAAGGACTCGGACAAGACCCTCCAGGATCTGAGCAAGGCCAAGTTCTACATCGAGCGAGAGGCCGCGAGGCTCGGGCGCCCCAAGTGAGCCACCCGAGCCTGTTCTTAGCCACCACTCTTTACATCCACACAGGAAGACAGTTTATGACGCATGCCGAGATCACTGCCGACGAGTGGGACAAGCTGTACGCCGCAGCCATCAAGGCGGGTCTGATCGTCGCCAAGAAGTACCCCGGATCGATCGAGGCCGACGACATCACGCAGGGCATCATGGAGCGCTTCAGCGAGTGCGAAGGCGCCGCCCGCAAGCTGCTCGACTCCGGGGACGCGGCCGGGGACCGGACCATCTTCAAGGCCCTGCTCATCATGGCCAATCAGGTGGCATCCGCCGAGATCAACCGGCACCGCCAGTTCCACGGCAACTTCAGCTACACCACAGACCACGTACGCAAGCTGCTCGCCGCCGGCCTCCTCGTCGGGCAGGAGGAGGGCAACATGTTCGACGCCCAGCTCAACGCCCTCGCCACCGGCCGACGCTCGAAGAAGGACTTCACCACCCGCGTCAACGTGGACGACAAGATCGACCTGGAGCGCGGCTTCACGCAGCTCAACCCCGAGCAGCGGCGCATCCTCACCCACCGATACGTTCACGGCGAAACCCTCGCCGACGCGAAGGACCGGGTCTACCTCGGCCGAGCCATCGAGGCACTGACCATCCGCATGAACGGCAGCGCCGCCACCAGTCAGGCCGAACACGACGGCCCCGGTAGCCGACGGGCGGTTGCCAACGCCAGCGCGCGAGCCATCACCGGGAACAGCTATGACGGCTGACCTCTGGCTCACCCCCTGGGGGGACCTCAAGGACCCCGACGACTACGAATACCGGCAAGACACCCAGCAGGAAGAGAACCCCGCATGAAGTTCACCCAGACCGGCCGCGACGTGTTCAAGCGCACCTACGCCCGCCCCCTCCCGGACGGCTCCCTTGAGGACTGGAGCCAGACCGTCGAGCGCGTTGTGCGCGGCAACACCGAACTGGTGGCCGCCAAGCACATCGAGCCCGGCGAGGTCGAAGCCCTGACCGAGATGCTGACCAACCTGGAGATCGTCCCGGCAGGCCGGCACCTCTGGGCCTCCGGCGTCGCGGGCCGCCAGTTCCTCTACAACTGCCACGTCGCCCCCTGGTCCGGCGGCCTGGCCGATCACGTGGAATTCACCTTCATGCGACTCATGGAGGGCGGCGGAGTGGGCGCACGGTACGGCCGCGACGCTCAGCCCGAAGAGCCCGTCATGAACGAGCTGGACGTACACATCGTCTGCGACGAGCAGCACCAGGACCACGCCGCCATGAAGGAGGCTGGCTACCTCTCCGCGGAGTACGGGCACGAGTGGCCCGGGGCGTACACCGTCGAGGACTCCCGGGAGGGCTGGGCACGAGCTCTGGTCGATCTCATCGAGACCTACCTCCGTACCGACGTGAAGAACCGCAGGCGCGTCTACAACGTCAGCCGGGTACGTCACGCCGGCGCTCCGCTGCGCACCTTCGGTGGGACTGCTTCCGGGCCCCTGCCCCTGGCGAAGCTCCTGATTGAGGTCGCCCGGGTCATGAACCAGGCCGGCGCCTTCAAGCGCCCCGTGTCCGGCCTCGAAGCCATGGAAATCGATCACCTTGTGGCGGAGTGCGTAGTGTCCGGCGGCAACCGCCGCAGCGCACGCATGAGCATGATGCACTGGACAGACCCGGAGATCATGCAGTTCATCAACGCCAAGAAGGACGGCGGGATGTGGACGACGAACCTCTCGGTGATCACGGACAGCGACTTCATCAAGGACATCGACGGATCGACCGGAATCGAGCACGCCACCCAGGTCTTCGACGCGGTGGTGGACGCGATGTACGTCAACGGGGAGCCGGGTTTCTGGAACGAGGAACTGTCCAACCGGGACGAGCCGAACCTGACCGTGGCCACCAACCCCTGCGGGGAGCAGCCCCTCCCCGAGATGGGCTCGTGCACCCTCGGGCACGTGAACCTCGGCGCCCTGTGGAAGCCCGACCAGGAAGACCGTCTCTTCGAGGCGCACCGGCTCATGGTGCGGTACCTGATTCGTGCCACCTTTGGCGACATCACATACCCGAAGCAGCAGCGTGTGATGGAACGGGACCGTCGAATCGGGCTCGGCCATCTGGGAGTTCAGTGGTTCGCCAACCTCAACGGGCTCAAGTTCAGCGAGATGCCCGACAGCTGGATGGCGGGTCTCCTCACGGCCCTGTACGAGCACGTGGAGGAGACGGCGCAGCAGTACGCCCGCGAGATGCGAATCCCGGTCCCGGTCAAGCTCACGACCATCGCCCCGACAGGCTCTGTGTCCAAGCTCAGTGGTGTCAGCGAGGGCCTGCACCCGATCTACGCGAAGTACTTCAACCGGCGAATCCGGTTCTCGTCCATCGACCCGAAGCAGATCGAACAACTTAAGAACTATGAGGAGCAGGGGTATCACGTCGAGGACTGCGTGTACGCGCCGTTCACGAAGGTGGTGACCATCCCGACCGAGGACACCCTGATCCAGGAGGTGAACAATGCGGGCATCAACGCCGGAGGGGCTGACCGTGTGGTCGAGTGCGCCGACGACCTGTCCGTGGATGACATGTTGGCCGTCCAGGCGTTCTATCAGGAACACTTCGTGGACTCTGCGATCAGCTTCACGGTCAACTTCGACCCGAACAAGGTGAGTAAGCAGGCTCTTCGTTCAGCGCTGCTCAAGTACATGCCTGACATCAAGGGAACCACCGTGCTCCCCGAGGGCAGTTACGCCCAGGCGCCGTACGAGCGCATCACCAAGGAGGAGTTCGATGCCGCGTCCGCCAAGGAATCCGGTGACGCTGTGGATATCGACTGCGCCAAGGGCGCATGCCCCATCAAGTGACCTCTCACGAGATCTTCGACTTGACATCCACACGGCCGGCATGAGACCTTGAAGGTGAGGGGGATGAGGCGTGTGCCGCTCGAATGTTTGGCGCCCCTGTGCGCGGGATGCGCATCAAGCCCCACCCCCTCCCTTTTCTTTGCCTGCCGACTTTACATCCACACGGAAGACGATGAGCGCCGAACACACTCCGACCGTCATGGTCATGGTCAAGCGCGGCAATGGCGACTGGACGGAGATGTCCGGGGAGGAGTTCATCGCGCAGTTCACGCCCAACGAAACGGAGACCGCATGACCTTCGACCCCTTCGCCAACCACCCTGCCTCCCAGGCCAAGACCCCGACCGAGGGCGGCCCGGTCAACTCGGCCCCGTCCACTGCGGCCTTCAGCCCCACCACTGACAACAAGGTGACGCTGACCTTCAAGGCCGGCACCGGCTACGAGGCTCCCTGGATCGTCGTCCACGGCGCCAACATCGATGACGCCTACGAGCAGATCGAGGGCAGCGGCGAGAAGCTGGCGTCCCTCATGGACAAGGTCGCGCGAGCGGCCAACTACTTCCAGACCAACTACCAGCCCCCGGCCAAGCCGCAGGGCAAGCCCAGCTTCCAGGGCGGCAAGGTGCAGCAGCAGGCCCAGCCCTCCGGAGACGGCTACACCTGCGAGCACGGCGCCCGGAACTACAAGAACGGCGGATCGTGGGAGGCCCAGTTCTGCGGCGCCCCACAGGGCGTTCCGAAGTCCGAGCAGTGCCCTCCGCTGTGGAAGCAGAAGGACGGCAGTTTCAAGGCCAAGTAGCCCTCTCTCGCTGACTGTTCTCGTGGCCCGGCCCGACGCCGGGCCCCTTCTCACTGAAAGACATGCATGACTGAGATCGAATTCCGTTCGGACATGGACGTCGAGCTGGTGGACTCCATGGGCGGAGACCACAGCATCGTCCGAGCGGCCCGGGTGTCCTCCGGCACCGAGGCAGGAGACCCGGCCAAGGACAAGGGCCTGATCAATTTCCTGGCACGCGACCGACACGGGAGCCCCTTCGAGGCCACGGTGTTCCAGTTCAAGGTCACCGTTCCGTTGTTCGTCGCGAGGGAATGGTTCCGCCACCGGATCGGCTCCTTCAACGAAGTCAGCGGCCGGTACAAGGAGATGGAGCCGGTCTTCTACGTCCCCGACGAAGGCCGCCCGCTCAAGCAGATCGGCACTCCCGGCAAGTACACCTTCGAGGCCGGGAGCATCACACAGGGCCGGCACACCCGGACAGCACACCGGCAGGCCGCTCAGACTGCCTGGGACGCCTACCAAGAGCAGCTGGCACTCGGCGTCGCTCGGGAAGTCGCCCGCAACGTCCTGCCCCTGTCCCTGTACACGTCCTTCTACTGGACGGTGAACGGCCGCTCGCTGCTGAACTTCCTCAGCCTGCGGCGCGTCACCGCGGACACCACCGTCCCGACCTTCCCCCTGTGGGAGATCGACCGGGCAGCCGGCCAAGTCGAGGAGCTTGCCCAGCAGGTGACTCCCGAGGCGTTCGCCGCCTTCAACAAGCACGGGCGAGTGACCCCGTGAACTGGTGGATCGAAGACGAAGATGACTGCCGCGACTGCGGCGGCACCCGATGCATAGACGACAAGGAGACCAAATGATCAAGTTCTACTACCTCCCCGACTGCGCCCCTTGCGAGGCGACCAAGCCGCGAGCCATCCAGGCCGCGCAGCAGGCCGGGAAGGACATCCTGTTCATCAACGCGCAGACCCGTGCCCCCGAAGACCTGCACGCCGAGGGCGTCACGATCGCCCCCACCATCAGCAACGGCGTCCGGAGCATCAAGGGAGAGCAGACCTTCGAGCGCCTGGTCCGCTTCTTCGAGGAGGCCAACTGATGGAGACCGCATCGGCCATCCTCATCGGCGCCAACGCTGCCTTCCTGTTCCTCTTCGTCACGGTCGCCGTCCTCGCGGCCCGTAAGGGGAAGGAATGAGCTTCAACAACGTGATCCCCGGCTGGGTCGCCGCCCGCATGGCAGAGATCACAACCGAGCGGACCCTGCTCCACCAGGGCGCTGTGGCCGGCCCCCGGGAGGACCCGGACGGGAACCCGACCGTGTTGCTCACCGGCACCTACTACGAGGAGCGATGCGAGAGGACCGGCAAGGTCACCTCATCGCACTCCAACACCCTGCACCTGACGTTCGAGGCGGCCGTGCTCCTGCGCGCACACCTTGACGAGGCCATCAAGACCCACCGCATTTACAAGGAGTTCAAGCGTGCCTGACTACGGGGCCATGCCCGACCCGGATGAGTTCGCTCAGTACCTGAAGGACTCCGGATTCAACACCCTCGATGCCCAGATGAACGAGGCCACGGAGACGATCGCCAAGGTCATCACGAAGGGGGCCGAGTTGAAGAAGCACGCCCAGGCCAACGGCTTCAGTGAGGCCGTGGCAGAGGAGATCGGATTCGTCTTCATCGAGCGGCTGATCTCGAACGAGGGCGGCTCGAAGTGACGGACGCTCTGATCTTCGTCGAGTACCCGGACAGCTCCGTTGACGAGTTCACCGGAGAGGTCGTCTACGAACGGGACTGTGTCCTCATCTACGAAGAGGGCGGCACAAGTCACCGCATCAACCACCACCACACGCGCGCCGTGCACGTGCACCCGATATCTCAGGAGGTCTAACCATGTTCGTTCTCAAGTCCCGACTCGTCGCCGCAATGCGGCTCATGGTCGAGCAGGAAAAGGAGCTGGAGTTCCGCGCAGACGCGTACCTGAAGCTGCTCCAGAAGAATGCCGAGCTGGAGACTAACTACTCGAAGCTCGAAGGCGAGATCCGCGAGCTCAAGCTCTCGCTCCCCGCCCGTGACGCCCAGGGGCGCTTCTCTAAGCGCTGACACTTGACATCCACACGATAGGGGCCCGCTTCGGCGGGCCCCTCGTTTGTTTTACTTGGAGGACTTCCCTAGATGATCCGAATGTGCGTAAAGATTGCTGGCGCACCAGTAGTGATCAACGTACTGGAGGACTCTGGGGACATCCCCGAGTTCGTTGAGTGGGTGAGGCGCAACAGGAGTGCGCTCGGCTGTGACACCGAGACCACCGGGCTTGACTGGTGGGCCGACGACTTCCGGCTCCGCCTCGTCCAGTTCGGGAACCATGACGAGAGCTACGTACTCCCCGTCGAGCTGAGTGACGAGCTGCTGGGCGCCGCCGTGGGCGCCATCAGGTTCGTGAACAAGTTGATCTTCCAGAACGGCAGCTACGACCTGTTGGTCCTCGACGCCACGACCGATCTCACGATGGAGGAGATCTGGCCGAAGGTACTCGATACGAAGATCCTCGCCCATCTCGTGGACAGCCGCGGCGAGGCGGATGCTGGAATCGGTCACAGCCTGGCCTCCCTGACTAAGCACTACATCGACGACGGTGTGGCCGCGAAGATCAAGGGCTCCATGGCGGAGATCGCCCGGAGCCTCAAGACCACCAAGGCCAGGGTGTGGAAGCTGGTCGCCTGGAATCACGGCGGCTATCTCACCTACAGCGGCCTCGATCCGATCCTCGCCTTCCGTCTCGGCCGCATCCTGATACCGAAGCTGCCCCGCACGGTCTACCGGAAGACGGACATCGGGCCCGGCATCCCGCCGATGAACCTCATCGAGTTCGAGCACAAGGTCGCGGAGATCTGCGCGCTCATGAGCCGTCCAGGCATCGCGCTGAACCGGGACTACGCCCTTCGCCTGGAAGCCCGCCTGGCGCTCGAAGAGCACCGCTGGACCGCACGGGCCCAGGAACTCGGGTGCGAGAACCCGTGGTCGACTGAGCAGTGCGCCGACGCCTTCGAGGCGCGCGGTATCACCGTGTTCGACACGACACCGACCGGCAACCGGAAGGTGGACAAGGTCTTCCTCGCCGATTGGAGGGCGAGGGGTGACGAGCTGGCCGAGGCGATCTATCAGGCCAAGGCCGCGCGCAAGAAACGCAACACCTGGCTGCGCAGCTTCCTGGAGTCCGTGGACTCCAACGGCCGCATCCACCCCAGCATCAACAGCATCCAGGCCCGCACAGCCCGCCAAAGCATCCAGGGGATTCCCGCTCAGACCCTGCCCTCCGGCGACTACGAGATCCGGGCGTGCTTCGAGGCCAACGAAGGCCACATCGTGCTCTCGACGGACTACTCGAACATGGAGTTGAGGTTCTTGGCGGCCCACTCCGGTGACAAGCGGATGCTGCGCGCCTTCCGCAACGGCGAGGACTTGCACCAGGTCACCGCGACGGCCGCCGGCGTCTCCCGCAAGCTGGGCAAAATGACCAACTTCTTGATCGTCTTCGGAGGCGGTCCGGAGGCGCTTTCGTCGCAGGCCGGCATCCCGGTCCACGAAGCGAAGCGGATCATGGACATCTTCATGGAGACCTATCCGGGTGTCGAAGCCTTCATGAAGCTCAAGACCCAGGAGGCCCGGCGTCAGGGGTACGTCACCACGCCAAGCGGCCGGCGCCTCTACGTCGAGAAGAAGTTCGCCTTCCGCGGTACCAACTATTTCGTACAGAGCGGGAGTAGGGACATCACTTGCCGGGCCCTGGTCCGGCTGCACCACGCCCATCTCGCACAGTTCGCTCTCCTCCCGATCCACGACGAGATCCTGTTCTCGGTACCGATCGAGCACGCCGACACCGCCGCCAAGATGACCGACGAGCTGATGAAGGAAACCGTCCTGGGCCTGGAGATCCCGACCGATCCAGATCGCGGTGGAAAGTCGTGGGGCTCGCTCTACATGAAGGGTGTCGAGAACCTGACGAAGCTCGATGACTACTACCGGGACAACCCCGAACAGGCCCTTGCCGACGACAGGCGCCGGAACCCAGACGACCACGCAGCAGCCGCTTGAGCGGCGCTGAACAGGAAGAAGACATGCCGCTCACCGAATACCACGTCACGCACGGCACCCGCTGGCCCGGCAGGAAGGCCCAGCCTGCTCGCCCCGACTGGGACACGTACTTCATCGAGGGCGCCAAGTGGGCTTCCACCCGCGCCGACTGCACCCGTTCACAGGTCGGTGCCCTCCTCGTGGACGGGAACAACGAGCTAATCAAGTCCGGATATAACGGAGCACCCGCCGGGGTACCCGGCTGTGCTTCCGCCGGCGCCTGCCCGCGCGGGAAGCTGAGCGCCGAAGAGTGCGCCCCCGACAGCGACTACAGCAACTGCATCTCGGACCATGCGGAGCGCAATGCGATCCGCAGGTGTCCGCCGCATGAGCTTCCGAACGCGACCCTGTACTCGACAAGGCGGCCGTGCCCCGCTTGCTGGACGCTCATCGAAGCAGCCGGTATATGCCGTGTTGTCTGGATCGAAGAAGACGGTGAAGTAACTTCGACATCGCTGATCTAGCTTTACATCCACATCACTTGCCGAGTGACCTTGGTTCTATGTAGAGTCTTCTTCGTAAGTTCACATAGGAGGGAGTTCGAGGATGGCACTCAAGACATCTAAGGTCACGCTCGTAGAGGCAACCGTAGATGGGGTGAACTACTCGGGGAACGTCGAACTCACGCCCGCAAAGATGAAGGGCCTGGAGGCTGACGCCGAGGCGTACGAGGCGGCCGAAAAGGAGTACGAGGGCCAGGTCGAGAAGCTGAAGAAGGCTCGCGACACGGCTGCCGAGAAGTTCAAGAAGAGCCTGGAAGCCGCTGGTGTCCGTCCGATCGAGCCGAAGAAGCTCACCCCGGACGACTTGAAGAAGATCCGGCTGTGGGCGTCCCGAAACGGCCACACCATCAACCCCAAGGCCCGCATCCCCGGCACGATCCGCGCGGGGTACGACAAGGCCGCGGCCGAGGGCAAGCTCCAGGACGACGAGAAGATCTAGATCAATCACATGGCGGGGGCCGCACTGGGCGGCCCCTTCCAGGGAAGTAGTGCGTGAACAAAGTAGTAGTCATACCGGCCAACCTGGGTGCTCCGATCGAGGAGCTTGAGTGGCCGAAGGATCATGGCGAGCGCTTGGCGCTCGTACGCGAAAAGGTACAGCCAGCCGGTGACCTGATGCCCGTGTACGTCCCCGAGGCGTTCAACGGGTACCCGCTCGTGCTGTACGTCTGCGAGGAAACGCAGACCACCGGCCCGTGCGAGGGAAACCTCCGGGCCTCACTGATGATCACCCGTATCACGGACGAGCTGTTCCCGATCTACGGAAACACGCTGGGAGTACTGATCGGGCCTGGCGGCACGGAGCTGGGCTTCGCTGACGACGAGATTCAGCAGCTCAGGCGGCTCGCGGCGCCGTAA